ATCCATGACGAACTTCTTGAAGTTATCCCAATCGTTCGTCGTGTAACGCTCATTAAGTTTCCTGATCACTGTGCCGCTGCCAGTACGGATGCTGCTTGCGTTGGTGTCGTTGCAGATGACCAGCATCTCTTTTTCCAACGCTTCCATATCGGTCAACAACAACTTGTCGTCGGCCTCGTACTGAGTTTTCAGTGTCTCACGCTCGGTTCTAATAGTCAAGTAGGCTTTGACTAATTCTTCAAGGTTGCGTTCCAATTCCTAACTCCTGTTTATACAGATCCACAAGTTTTTCGTGGGATGTCACTTTGCCCGCCAGCATTTCGTAGACACGCCGCTCGGCTTCTGAGCCTTGCAGGTGTACCACGGTCATACTGTTCTGCTGCCCCACACGGTCGATGCGAGCAATACACTGTATGTATGTCTCTACCGAAGTGACGGGTGACCAGAACACCACGGTGTCAGCGGCAGTTAGAGTGACGCCGTGCGAAGCGGCTTGTGGTTGAATAACTAATACCCTTGGATTGGGCGTTGACTGGAAACGGTTGATGATATCTGCGCGTTCCCTTGGTGGTACACTTCCGTTAATTACTTCACTAGCGACTCCTTGAGTGTTGAGAAAACGTGATACTAATTCGATGGTGTGAGTGAACGGGACAAACACCAACACCTTGTTGTCAGTCTCGTCTAGCACCTCCATCAGCGCATTGAGTCGTGGGCTGATATCAAATTCAATGACATCGCCCTCGTCGGTGTACACTGCGCCGCCCGACAACTGCAACAGCTTGCTCATTTTTGCCGCCGCATTGACTGCGGTGATCTGCTCACCCGCCGCTTCGATCAGCATTTGATCCTTGAGACCCTTGTAGTACCTGTTGACTTGCGGCGTCAAAGGTACGTGCCGTGTCTGGTACATCACTGACGGCAGATCAAGGCAGTCTGCCTTCTTAAACCGTATCGCGGGCTGAAGTGCTGAGAAGACGTTCTTCTGAGCATCTATCTTAGGAACCCATTTGAATTGGGTGACTTGAGTCATCACCTTGTCGCGCCACGCCGTGAAGTACTGCGGCACGTAATTGGGAGAAACTAACTTTGCTAATCCGTAAGCATCGAGCGGCGATTGAGAAGCTGGCGTACCTGTCAGCATCCATAATCTGGTGGATGGTCGTAATACTTTCTTTAGGGTTTTCCAACGCTTGGTAGAAACGGTCTTGTACGCGTTTGCTTCATCGATGACTATGAGGTCGAACCCCGAGTTGTAGATCTCGTTCCACACGATGTTCACGCCGTCGTAGTTAATCACTACAAACTCGTAGCTTCCCTTAATAATTTTCTTGCGCTTCTCTGGTGTGCCGTAGGCAACCGCAACGCTTCTGTGCATAGCCGTCTTGAAGATGTCGGCTTGCCACGCGGTGATCATGATGGAGAGCGGGCAGATAATAAGAACGCGATTGACCTGCTTTTTGTTCATCAGGTAATCAGCCGCCCAGATAACGGATGATGTTTTACCTGTACCTGCTTCGTTGAAGCAAAAAGCCCGACTGGTTGTGGCTAAGAACTCAGCCGTTGTCTTTTGGTGTTTGAACGGGGTATACAGCCCCGGCCAATTATATTCATTTACCATACTGAATCTCACTGGATAACTAAAGGTGACCCCTTACGGGGGTCAGTCGATCAGGCCAGACACGTCGAGGAGAGGTGTACAAGTAGGACGCCGCCTGATTGATGCGGTTAATTCGGGGAACCAACAAACCCCGGCGAAGTACACTCACACCTAACTACTTCGCTATTTTCTTTCACGTTTACTCGTCTCCGAGACCAACGCACGTTGAGAGTTTCGTTTAAACGAACGGTTTTTGGCTGGGCTTTCCAAACGGATTCCGTCAGCATTAGAACCGCCTTTACTGAGGGCTTTAACGTGCGCAACATCTTTACCTGACCTATCAACGCCATCATGGTCTAGCTTACGTCTAGCTCGTTGACGCTCCATCCTGTCCGGGAGTTCCCCGCGCTCTTTCTGCTGCTGGTACTCCTTTTTGTATGGCCGAGGCTTGTTCACGTAGGGCATTTTGTCTGTCTCTTTCGTCAAGGATTGCAGTGTAGATCATGCGTACCTCAACCAACGCACTTTGCGCCGCCGAGATAGCGCCATCATAATCTTGTTCAAGCATCGCGTCATGTACATTTTGCAGAAAGAACTTTGTAGCCATGTAGGGTTCAGAATAATCAATCATGATTTCCTCGCTAGGTTTCTAAGAATAAAATAGTGTTCGGGTTCTCTAGGCACTTCACCAACCAAAGTGTATGCCCACATAGTTCTGTTTTTGTACTTAATTTCTCGTCTGGATAATCGTTTAGCAGCGGTTAGTCTAGTAAGATAACCAGCAACAGATCTTTTGTTCAATCCTTCAATTTGAATCTCTTGAAATGCACATTCGCCCCTTCCGGCTAAAAATTTAAGTATTAGTTCTTGGCTCAAGTGTTCTTTTCCTTTAATTTAGCTTCAAGTGCAACTACCATGTCTACTACATAAGGACGGTTTGCAAAACTGATTTCTTTGACTTCCTCTGGCGTCAGCCCGACCCACTGGCGCTGTGGTGGGGTGGCGTAGAGCATGGTGCCGATTGGAATGGCATCAACATCTTCTTGTTGGTAATCGATGGCGTGTTTTTCGTCAGAAGAGATTCCTTCGCACACCCACGCCACCGGCTCTTGCTCTGGCTGCGCCAATCTATCGCGCAGTGCAGTGATAGCGGTATCAGCGGTTTTTAAAGTGTTCTTTGCAAAACAAGCGGGGCGCATAACCGTCAGCGCATCCAGCGCTTGTTGCATAAGTTCTCGGTCAGTCATGATTCAACCCCCTTGCGCGGATGCCGGATGCAATATAAGTAGCGGTGTTGTTCGTGTTGTCGATCTCCCGCGCCACAAGGTCAGCCCACTCGGCGCACTCCTCCCGCTCCAACTCAACGGCTTTCTGCACCAATACCTTGATGTTGTATTCAATCGCCGCCAGAACTAGTTTTGCTGCATCGTCAGCCGGGATATCGGGGTTTGCCCAGATGCCGTTAGCCGATAGGCGCATCACTTCGGTTACGCCTTGGTCGCCCCAAAATTGAATTGTGTCTTTTGGCATCTCTTGTACAGAATAATTTTTCACAATACTTTATCCTTGAACCCGCTCTGGCCTAGTCGTTTGTAGCAACTCTCACATTTCCAACGGAACGAATTTCCCTTGGCTGTTATTGTTTTGTATGTGGCCGGTTTGATCCGGCACTGCTGACAATTTGGAGTGGGCTTCCCATCCTGCTGTAAATGCGTCATACATATTCCCTTCCATCGGGTGATACCCACCCATTGGCATATTCTTGCCGTGTTTCTCATGCCACCATTTACGCCACGCTTCGCCTCTAGTCATGCTTACCTCCTGTCTTTATAGTGCTCACAAGTGGTGACGGGACACCATCCACAGAGCGGCGTTTTGTTTGGATTCCAAACGTCCGTATCATGTGAATTTTGCAAACGCGAAAGGTCGCCGTGAAAATAAGTCCACAGGTGAGGAATATTTTCGCGCTTGTATTCTTCTTCCAAAAAACTTTCTTTGACGATGAAGAGCAGCGCCGCGTTGATGTGCTGCACTTGCGGGAAGTGAGCAAAGGTCATCAGTGCCATCAGCTTCAACTGCTTTGAGTCAGCATATTTGTTACTGCCGGTCTTGTAGTCAACGATGTGCGCTTTGTCACCGTTGATGACCAGCAGGTCAACGATGCCTCTGACCCAATAATCTTTTGAGTATTGAGCGGCGTTACCATCGCGGTCTAACGCCATTTTGTATTCGGGGTATTTGTCCCCTTCCATATCTACAAGCACATCAAGTACGGGTTTGAACTGCTGGTAGTTTTTGGCGAGGTCAGACCCGTCCTTGACGTAATTTTCTATCGCCTTATGTACCTCGTTTCCGTAGGTCATCTCCGGCGTGGGACGTTTATGGAACCGCTTTAATACTTTTATCTCATGGTATTGCCTTGGGCAGTTTACATAATCCTTGAGCGAGGAAAACGACCACGTGTAGTTCATATCGGTTCCGTTTGTAAAGCGCAAGTGGACATATTAACATTCCCCGTAGCTATGCGCAACCTTTGCTTCGCAAGTAATCGGCAAATCCCGACCCCATGCGGGGGGTGTTGACATACATTCGATGATATACGCGAGCGCTTGCTCTTGCTCCGATTCCGGTACTACGCACACCGCCGCGTCATGGACAGTTAGCACGACACGATAGCGACGCTGAATAGCCAGCATCTGTTCGCCCACGACTATTCTTGCCAACGCTTGAACTACGTTCTCAACTACCGTACCACCCCATAGTGGAATCTCTCCCCGGCGGGACTTGTAGACATAGTGCGACTTGTTCTCGTCCGTCTTTTTTTCAAGTTCTGGGTAACGGATGTACAGCCCGTTGGGTAACCTGATACCAGTTTTATCGACCTTGACCACGCCATGCTCGCCGTAGTCGAACGGTATGCTCTCGTTGTCCCACGTGTATAAACCGTCGAGCATCTTGTCGCCCTCTCGCCATAGCTTGACGATCTCTTTGTTCTTGTCCCGGTAGATCTTGACGATTCGTTTGGATTCCTCGTCGTCGATCTTGACGCTGATGGGCTGCGCCGTGGCTAATGTGTGTTGCAACTTAGGCGCGCCTGTGCCGTACCCTAGCCCAAGGATGCAGGTCTTGCCAACGAACCGCTCTTCGGGGTTGGCTTTGGTGATGGGCGTGTTGTAGACCTCTGTAGCGAAGATCGAGTACACATCTTCGCCTTTGGCAAATTGATTTACTACGTCATCCTGACCAGCCAGCCACGCGAGTATCCGCGCCTCAATCTGAGAAGAGTCACAGTTGATGACCACATAATTATCTGGCGGACAGATAGCGTTCTTGAGTGTCTTCTTGGTTTTATCTCTTGACGGAAGGTTCTGGAAGTTCACCTTGTCCGTACCCGACCACCGGCCTGTATGCGCTCCGTAGTACTTCAACGGTATGGGGATGCGCCCTCGGTTGCGCTTGGCAACGTCTAAGAATCTTTGGCATCTTGTCTCTTCAAGAGTAGACTTGGTATCGAGCCTGACTGCGCACAACATCTGAACATCTTCACTCTCGTGCTCTAGTAGTGCAAGAAAGCCCTCGTCCTTTTTCGCCAGCGCGAGCGTAGGTTTGCCCGTCGTTGGGCTTATCTTCATCGGCGGGTCGATGCCGAACATCGTCTTGAGGATCTCTGCGAACTGTTTGTTGCTATGCAACTTCTTTGGGACTTCCTTGTAATCGATTGCTGCATCGTGTCCCCCAAGCGCCGCGTACACCTTGCCATACATGATGACTCTCTCATACGTGATCTCGGTCAACCTTTGCTCAAGCATCGCGTCGTCCACGGTCAGCACAGGCTCCGTAAACATGCGGATCGTCATGTCGATCAGATCTAGTTCTGATTGAGGGAAGTCTTTAGCCAACAGCCCCCACAACTTGTAGGTCAGGTCTACGTCGTTGACGCAGTAGCGCCCGTATTGGTCAAGTTCTTCTTTGGTGAAGTCAACCCTGCGCTTGCCCTCGGCAGCTACTACCTCGTCACCCTTAACTCCGATGCCATACTGCAGTGCTAGTGCTGCGAGTGAACCACCCGCGTCCACCCCGTGGATCGCCCGCGCCATGCACAACGTATCGCGCAACGCTTTGGGCTTGATGCCATATATCCAACTGAGGATCGCACCATCGAACAGCGTGTTGTGGCAGAGGACTGTACTATCGTCCCACGGTAGGGTGGACAAGTATTTAGCGATCTCGTCTTTGGTTCCTGTAACCCACTTGGCCTCCCCCCCGTCAAACTTGACAGCGACTCCAACTACCTCAAAGCGTTTATCACGTATGTATTCCTCTGTTGTTTGGTGCTTGAACCCAAGTTTGATCTTGGAGTCGTAGTAGGTCTCAAAGTCTAAAGTTATAAACATTAGATAACGGCTAGTACAGTCACAAAAAAGGGGAGTACGGTGAACCGCACCCCCCGGTCGTTAGACTAAATCGCGTCCGTCAGTATGATTGCTGATGGCTCGCTCAAGATACCAACGGGCCTTCTCCAGATCTTGGAGTTTATTCCCTTTGTGCTCCGCGCGAGTGACGTACTTGATCACGTTACCCAAGTTATAGTCCAGCCCCTTCGCCTCAATAAAGTCGATGGTCTCGATCCCGCCGACCTTGTAGTACGGTGGATGATTAACCGCGTCGGATTGTTCCTTCGGCAAGTTCTCGCGCAAGAACGCCGGAATAAACGTAACCTCAGCCTCTGGTGGAAGAGTATCTTCTGCGCCAGCGCCCTCTACTGCTGCTTTGATGTCAGCCTTCGGGATGAGCGAACGCGCCTTGCCGCGCAAAACGTATGCGTAGGGTTTTTTGACTTTCATCTTAGCAATGAAATCATCTACCGACATAAACGGGTCTTTCTTGAGTAACCTAACTGCTCGATCAACATTAGTGATTTTGGTAGCCACTTTATTCCCCTTCTGGAATGGGCGATTTAACGGACACAATACCTTTCCCGGTACGTGCTTCTAACATGGAATCTGCGATACGAAACGCGGTGTAGGCTCCGTCATTGCGACCGTAGTCTTTGAATGAACCATTCATTAACATACCTAACATAGCAAACCCCGCGTATAAATCTCGCAGAGACTCCAATTCTTTATCATCCATTACTAAACTCCTTCAACTGTTTGATTAACTCACGAAGATACTGTAGGTCTGAAGCGTTCTCGTTAATGATAGCGGTGTAGCCCCCGCTCGTTTCGATGTCCTTCAAGTTCTTCTTCTGCAACTCGGTAGGCTTACCTCCATTCGCCTTAGCTTCTATCCCTAAAAACCGTCCGTTAACACAACATAGAAAGTCCGGTATACCTGAGTTACCGAACCCTGTACCTATGGGCATCGCGTAGTAAACTCCTTCCTCTTTTAGGATGGCTTTTATTTTCATCTTAACTTTTCCTTCTGGTGTCACCTTTCATATCCTCTAAATCTTCTTTCGGAAGTACAACACAAAAATACGAATCCGACGCTCGCCAACCAATGTCATGCAAATCTACGGGGCCATGATTCACGTACAGTTCGTTCTTTAGAAGTTCTCCATCTTTGACAACGTACTGTTCGCTTGCAAGAATCATAGCCATGCGCATCTTAATCAAGTCGGGAAGCGTTCTGTCCGAATAGGTTCTCGTGAAGTTGTCACCTACATACACGATGTAAGTTCCGTTTTCACGTATGAGTGGAACTCTAATTAACGCCCAATTGGTTGAGTGAACAATTGGGCTTAGATGTGCAAATCTCACGGGCATGGGATCATCATCCACTGCTCGCAATAATGCGTAATACTAGACGGGTAGTAATACGCAACGTCCAAGTCGCTATCGTACTCGTCGCATCTTGGCATGAACGGTGTGATCATAGTGTTGTAGCCTTCTTCCTTGGCGACCTTTGCCATAGTCAAAATGGAAACCAAGTCCGGGTAAGTTTCGTAGATAGTATCTTTAGTGATGCGATGGAAGTCCTGCACGATGGAGTTCTGCCACATACCATTGCCGTCTTTGACCCGCTTGACCTTACCGACAATACAATGCCCACGGATGTCTGCTGCGATCAGATAGAACGGGTTATCGAATATTCTCGTGACTTCTTTCTTCCTCTCAGTCAGATTAAAATCGATCTCGTTGTATTTGTCAAGTGCCTTTTGACATTTACTTCTGTCCACGTTTGAGTGGTCTCCAAGCAGTAACGCTTTCAGTAAACTATGAAGTTCTTCTCCGTCAAACAAATCTGTTGATTTATAAGTCTTACCGAAATGCCCTTCCACCTGAACCTTCAAGCCATCTATCGCGCGCCTAAGTTTTTTATCTACGGTGTCATCGGGAATAGCGCGATTCTTTTTCAACGCACCCATCAGCGAAGATAGTTTGTGACTAGTCCACGTGGAACGGTGCATTTCATCCTTGCCGCGTTCTTTGCTTGCGTGGGGCGAGTAGTACGCGTAATGCGTTTTCCCATCCTCCTCCCACGTATACACATGGCCCTGCGCGAACCCCTGTTGATTGACAAGGTTGAAGCTGGTGCGGTCATACGTTTGGCTCACCCTCTGATACCCTTGCGTGTGATCTAGAACTTTTAATCCGTAGTGGAAGTTCAACTCACGTATGAGGGGGAGCGTCGCCGCATCGTTGGTGATTGCGGTAATGAGCGAGTCCGTAGCGAACTCGCCGTAGATGTATTTGTGTACAGACATTTCTACTCCTCAGTCGTTGTTGATCATTACTTTCTTGCCCACCGGGGGGTGGAACGATCTACTCTCCGTTACCATCCAGAGGGTTGGAGGGATAACGTCCCACGTGAACGAAGACTCAACGTAGCCGTCAGTGAAAACAATCACACAGTCTGCGTTAATTCTCTCTCTGACGATGTAGTTACTAACGCAACCAACCCGAGTGCCGCCGCCACCCACAGGCTTGAGCATATCTGCCAGTCCCATGTAGTTGCCCTCGAAGATCTGCTCGCCATGAACTTCCGTGTCCCACCACAGAACGCGAACTTTTTCCGGTTCGCACAGATCACAGATAGATGCCAGTTCTGTCGCAAACCCCGTAAGAATTTCACCAGAGATAGACCCCGACGTATCGATGGCGACCACTACCTCGCCGACAGTCTCGTTCTCGATGCTCGGCAGATACAGATCGTTGACCAACTGACGCTTGTTCAGCCGACGCCACGTGAACTCGTCCTTGCCACGGATCGATGACGACACGATATCGCGCAACGCATCTTTCCAATCTACCTTTGGCGTAAGAAGATCACTGATAGCGCGTGGCATTTGTGCGCCCATCCGCCCAGCTAGTAATCCACCCTCACGTAGAGCTTTATCAATCGCCTCGCCCATCTTCTTGATCTCGTCAGGCTCCATGCCCTCTACTAACTTTTCAAAGTCATGCTCGTCGAACCCACCGTCAGGAATTTCCTTCAACTCGTTACCGTTGATTTTTATCTTTCCTGACCCTTCGTCTTGACCATCAGCAGGCTCATCCTCTGAGCCACCACCCGGAGCGGGATTCCCCTCGTCGCATGGCTTATCTTTCTTTCCACGTGGAGGTGGGGGAGGATTCTGCTTCTTCAGATAGTCCCAGATCTGACGCATAGACCAGTCGTGGAACATCGAGTCGTACAGCGCCCCGTCAGGCAACTCTACGATGCGCTCGTTGCCGCTACCGATTGTTCCAGTAATGTTATAGATGATGTCGTTCACAACCAGATCAGCGGCAATATTTGCCAGCTTCCTGTTCTCCTTGAAGAAGTCGAGGTGGCGAGGGATCTGCTTGAGCGCCACGTGCAGGTTCTCGTGCAGGATCAGACCCCGACGCTTGGCAGGGTTAGTGATCTTCTCAAGGAATTGGCGGCAATACTTCTTGTTGACGCCATCGGTGTACGCCGTGAAGTTGCCATCTTCTACGGCACTCTCTCCCATCAGCATGACGCCTGAATACAGGGCAGTCTGTGGGTGCTTCATCAGCGCGATGTGCGCTTGCTTCAACAGGGTCTCTTGACTAGACATACTATCCTCTACTTGGTTAATTAACTGTCCACCCGAGGGTGGACTTACAAACACTGGGCACGAAACGCTTCAGAGCAACTCGTGATTGTTCTTCGCCCACTCGCCGATCTTCGCGTTGTTACGCGCGAGTTTGATCGACCGTGGGTTGCGCATCATCATGGTGAAGAACACCGCTTGAACCTCGGACGAACTGATACGCTCGACGAACTCCATGAATGAAGAGAGTTCATCCTGAGTCGCAAGCATATCGACCGCTTGGAACATCATCATCAACTGCGCGGCGATGTCATCCGGGACGGGGATACCTTTGGGGTTCTTGATAACGTCTGCAACATCTGTGAGATTCTTCTCCATGTCGCAGAACACCATCATGTCCTTGGCAGCAGCTAACCCGATAGTCCCGGCCATACCTGCTTGGAAGAAGCGAGTCGTCAACTGATCGCGCTTACGCACGATCACATCGTTCTTCGCCAGCGAACGCGGAGACACGAACGACAACACCCCATTCCCCGGCTTGAAGATGTAGGGATTATCTTTTGTGTGATCTCCTTCTCTGTATGACTGCAGGCACTTCGGGTACATAGCAACCCACGCACGGGTGACACGGGAGATGCCGTTCTTGCTCGCCCATGTCAACCACTCGTTTACCGTTGGCTTCGCCAACTCCACGATACACACACGATTACCTGCGTGAGCGAGCATCGTGTCGCCCACACCGTCTGACGCATTGTTGGATGTTGCAATAATCCACGATCCATCAGGCAGCGCCTTGTCGCCGACCATACGCTCCAGCAGCATCCGGGTGAAGATCACCTGCAGCAACTTGGGCGCTTTGTTCAACTCGTCGAGCATGATCACCTTCGGACGCGGGTCGCTCAGGTTGAACAACGACGCCACGTAGTACATAAGTTCTTTGGTGACATGATCAGGGATAGTCATGCCGATGTCCGACATGTCCTTGACGGGACAGTCTACGTAAATATAGTCACGACTGTCGTCAGCGTAGTGCTGACCTGCTTTGCGCCACTTGTCACCGTTGTCTTCGGCGAGCATAGCCAAGAGCGAACTCTTGCCACACCCCGGCTCGGACAGGACAACCACCGACACCTCGTCACCGATCAGGGGGATGCCCTGACGCAGATCATCGATACTGACAACTGGACGGAAATTAAGTGCAGCCATTTTAAATACTCCTCAATGATGTGATGGACTGTTAAATAAACTCAAACACAACTGAACGAACCGAACTTCCCGAGGATGTCGTCGATATCCCCCTTCACCTGCGAGCGCACCGCGTCAGAGTCACGGATCGTATCGGCAGATACTCCCTTGATCGCATCCTCTAGCGCAGCGCGCGCTGCTTCTAGCTCTGCGTTACCCGTAAGATTGAAACTCTTGAAGGTCTCGCACATTTCACGCGCCTTCTCAAGCGTACCCTCGTAGATCTTGCGCTTGCGGATCTTGACCTCGCCGTTCTTGCCCGTTACCTCGTCGGTGTCGCAGCAGTAAGAGATGCTCTTCATCACCTCGATGAACCGATCCTGCTGATCTTTAAGGATGTTCTGAACGATCTCCTCGGTCTGCTTGCTGTATGTCTCGAAAAGATCATCAGCGATGTCCTGCGCAATCTGGCAACGGAAGTCATTCATCGGTACGTCAGACACGAACAAGCGCATGTTGAACTTGCCACGTACTACCTCTTTGGTAGGGTAATCATTACGGTCAAACATGTCGCCTTGCGTGAACGCCATGCTCGTTACGATGTTGTCGTACTCCGCAGTAAAGGCATCCACGTGCTGATCGAACGCTATCTTGTGCATGTTGTACTCGTGCTTGAACCGTTCAAGTTCAATCTGTGGTAAGTATTGATTGCCCTTGTTCCACTCGTAGGTGCGACGCTGCAGCCAGTTGTACACGGTCTGACGATAGTTGGAGATTGCCTTGTGCTTGGGGTGATCGGCGAGCAAGTGCTGTGTGTAGCGACCGGCAGCAGCAGAGGCATTTTTAGATGAAGTCACCTCTTGCGAGACCGCCTTGTTCTGCTTGGTCGCAGACCAGACGTTGATGTCCACGCTGACCAGCATGCCGGACGTTGCAAGAGAGATGAGATGCTTGGGTTTGTTCAACATGATATTTACCTTCCCACGTTCACGTGGATTACTGAATAAAGACTGAGATAAAGACTGACTTAGCGCGGCGACAAAGCGCCTTGCCAACTGACATTATACTACAAGTGTACATATGGTACAAGGGTTGTGGGTAACTTTTTTATACGGACAAAACCTCCTGTTCAACCTCTATGAGATACCCGAGCCTACGGATGCCGTCGAGCGTCGCAGGGGTGAGCGTTGAATGTCCCGCCATCTGCGCGAAGATCTTGGCTTTGTCGCACATTGGGTAGACCGTGCGATTGCCATAAATATTTCTTACCCGAACAGTGATCGTCATAGTTGTGTCTCCTAGGTCTTTGTAAATGCGGCTCATGATTACACTCTCCCAAATCTGAAGTACTTGACGATACGATCACGGAACTGCGCCTTGTGCCGCAGGAGCAGAGAGGTCTGCAGCCGCTCCATGTCCCATGAAATTACTTTGCAATTCATCGGCGCGGGTGGCTCGTACGCTGAACTAATCAGCGACGGCCCCCAGTCCTTTTTGAAAATTACTTGGCCGCTAATATCTTTGATTAACATCATCCTCTCCAGTTAAAAACATAAATTGCCCACGCGCAGAGCGCGAACACGTACGCGCACGACACCACAACAATAAAATCCATCAACCGTTTCATTTCTTCATCCTCTTCCATAAATCACGCACCCAACACGGCTCGCTCCAAGTCCTGTCGTCCGTCACGAACCCCTTATCAAACTCGACACCGTAGCGCGCCACGCGGTCGAGGTGATCATCAGCAGATAACTTCTCTTCCGAGTAGCAGGCCCAACCGACATGCGTCACCGCTCTGACCTCATCCCACGCTCCACGCTCAGGTGGATCGAAAGGCGTGGACATGTAGTCCAATTCAACCGCAGACCCAAGTTCCGCAAACTGCAGCACGTACTCCGTTGGGAAGTCCGCTCGTCTTTTTAGTGGGGTGTTCATTACCAGTCCGTGATTATTTGTCTTTTGATCCAGAGCCAATTGGTATCGTATTTACCATCGGCTTTCCACTCCGTGTCCTCGTCGTTTTCACCTATACGTGCGAACACATAGCCGATGCACTCTCGGGTGTCCTCGTATGTTTCAATAGTGTCAGTAACCAAAAGGAGCAATTTTTCGTGGCCTTGAACGCACGGATCATTCTCGTACCATTTGTAGTGCTCCACGTGGAAGTTGATCTGCAATTTCTGCTCATCGATCTCGCATTGATCTAACGCCGCCCGGCAGCTATCGTTAGACTTGGCTTCAGCAATGAATGTGTAGAACGTCTGTGTGTTTAGTCTATCGTCGTCGCTTGTGAACCGGATCGTGTACGCGACTGTTGATCTGTATCCCATTTGTTTTCTCCAATATTGTTTTGGCGTTATGAATGGCTTCATGTATTGATTGTTTTGGGGTTGAGTTGCTTGAGCATCTCCCGGTCAAAGCACGGGAAGTAGTGGGACTTGTTCAGCGGCACGATAGTCCGTGTGCGCTTTTTGGCCCTCATCTCCCCGCATGGGAGACAACAGTCATACTCAAGCATCCACCGCTCGGTGGAGTACTCTTCACCGCAATCGACGCATTGTGGAGTCATGCTGCAGAACCCCTCATAACGTCATACGCGTGCATCACCTCGTACCCTTGAACCTCGTACTTGAAGCGCTCGTTGTAGTCCGAGAGTTGATCACCAGCAATGTAGGACAGTCTGTCGAGGTGCGCTGACGCCTCGTCTGAGTACACCCCCATCACGTGGCGCTCTGTGTTGGGGTGCTCGCTGCACCAGAGAATAAATACTTGGGGGAGATCGGGACACCCCATCTCGTCCTCGGTCATCTGGCTGATCTCTTCGTGATAGAACGCTTTCATCTTGCTCATGAATTCCACCTCCACGTGGGAAACTAATTAAAGACGCAGGTCACGGCACGGGCTAAGGTGTTGAGAACTCGCCGTGCCAATTCACATTATACTACAAGTGTACATATGGTACAAGGGTTTGAGATAACTTTTTTTCGTGGGGCTGGCAGGGTGTTTTTGGAGATAGAAAATTTGGTTTCAGAAATGAAGTTTTGGGGTGGATTTTTGTTCCATTTGTTCCATTTGTTCCAATTTTGAAACTTTACGTAAGTCTACAATTTTCGTTGAAAAAACTAGGACGATCGTTTGTAAGTGCTTGATTTTTAATATAAAATATATACTATATTATATATAATAGTAGTAATTTAGTAGGTTTGTTCCGTTGTTCCATGTTTTTTAGGGGGAGGGGGGGTTTTGTGGTGTTTTTGGAGGAAAAGTTTTGCAGCGGCTGGGCCTGACGTGACGCCCCAGAAAAAACGCGATAAAAGGGTCACCCCCTAAAAATCGTGGAACAAATGGAACAAACGGAACAAGCCTTTGTAATCAAAGACTTACAGCGTACTTCTCTGTTCCTACTTTAAGTATGCTTGGAACAAAAAAAGATAGAAAATTTGGTTTCAGAAATGAAGTCGGAGATACTTTATTTGGTTTCTAAAATGAAATTCCATCACCACGTGGAACACTATTTATCGAGCTAGCCTCGCGCACACCAAGCACGCTAAACGCGCGCGACCACAAAGAACTGGCATCAGCCTTGCGGGGCCAAAAAAAAGGGGCCGCTGACCTTGCGGCCAGCGACCCCCTTGTCGGTAATTAATTACCTATTAGACCAAGCATTTACAAACGCTTCGATTGCAATGCCTAATGCTTTACTGTCTGCCGTGGGATCACCACGACTTGCAGCCGTCTTGCATTTAGATTTTAGATCATCTAATGCTTCTGACACTCTTACATCAAACCCTTTGGTAGCGCTACGTTCACGCTTTTCACCTTTGATTTCTTTTTGTAATTGCCTTGCTTCGGCTGTTAGTTTACCTAACTTATTGCTCGCATAGGTAGAAAAATTATCACGCCATTGTTTTACTACTCTATGCTTTGCGGGTTCGGTATCTTTAAGACTACCGAATGATTGGCTAGAGAATGACATCGCAAAATCAACCCCGATAAAAGCTCTTTCGAGTTTATCGCATAGTTTTTTCTGTTTATCATCTAAGCCGTCGAAAACAACATAGTTGCCATCGACTATGACATATTCAACCTTTGGGTTATTTTCGTTATACCGAAGCTGATAACCCGAATAAAGTGTTGCTTTATCCGTTTTACTGATTTCTTCTGGAAACCCGACAATATTATCTAGGGCATATTTAGCCATTGTCCTGAGTGTATCACCCGTGACGGCTTGCTTATAACCCATATCCGCAATTGACGAATAAGAAGTGTAATCAATGGAAAGGTTGGTTTGTGACATTTTAATCCCCTAATAAATGGGTTGAAATAAAATATCGCAAATCGCATGTCAAGCAACTTGCGATGAATTGACATTACCACAATGGGTATTAATGTAAAGTTCCACGGGGGGGTGACATGCTATATAGCGCGATTGCCCACGCCCGCACTGCACGCACGCGACGACAAATAACTGGCATCAAAACGTGGGCGCAAAAAAAGGGCAGGGGCCGAAGCCCCTGCCCTTAGATCAATCTTCGCAGACGATCTTGTAGGTCTCTACCGTTTGGGTCTCAGTACCAACCAGCACCTTGCGGCACGTCGGACTGTCTGATCTTACGTAAGCGCAAATGCTGACTGTGATCGTGTCGTACCACGACGGCCCGTACTTGAACTCAAACCGGAAGTCTCGGTTTAGCATGCTAGGGTACTCAGCCGTTGACATCGGTTCAAGACCGTCAACGTAGAGCAGGCTGTCCAAGATCATGGTCAACTTGCGATCAGTGAACCCGTCCAGATTCGGCAGATAGCAGTGAACCCGACCGCTAGAGCTGATGCTGACATCGCCGTCGCCAAGATCGTGTTGGAAGCACGACAAGATCTGACGGTAGACTTTCTTGTGGGCCAAAAAGTCCTTGATCTGTTTAGCGGCGCGCACCTTGTCGTAGCGCATTTTGCTGAGACCCGACGCGAGCAGTTCTGTAGGCTTGATTGCCATTTCATTCTCCAAAGTCTGCGACAGGGAATCCATCGCATTGAGTTCACCTTACCCAAACCCGTATTAAATGTAAAGTTCCACGGGGGGGAGACCCACGCTGGCCTGCACGCGCCACACGCGCCCGACGACAAAGAACTGGCATCAGATGTGTAGGCCACAAAAAAAGGGACAGGAGCCAAAGCTCCTGCCCCTCAGATCACTGCACTCTTACGATCTTGCGCAACTTGCCGTATCGCGCCCAGACTTGCGTCCCTTCGGGAACGTCTCGCTTTGAAACGTATCTCCCGTGGATCAGGAAGTCCTTGCCACCATGCCAGTCCTCTTTGACCAGCATCGCGCTCTTGTAATCCCGCCCGTAGGCGGGCGTGACGTGGAGATCAGCCGTAGATTGCATAGTGCATCTCCTCTTTCATGTCACTCCAAATCTCTAGGATTTTGGAGTGAGACTCAGGCGCAACGCCTGATACGTAAGCAGCAGCGTGCGTAGGCTCAACGCCCCACGTGCAAGCTATCAGGTGTGGACCGGCTTTATACAAGCCGCCACCGACGAGGCCTTCCTCGATCAGTTGGATTTCGTGTCCGTCGTATTCTCCGTAGTACATGCTACTCTCCTAAGTTGGGGGGCCGAAGCCCCCCGAGGGTTAGATCAATCGGATCGCAAGGACCAGATCAATCACAAACAACACACCGAACGCAACCCCGAGGGTTGCATCGGGGAAGATTGGCTCAGCGCGCTGAGTACGATACGCAGACCAGCCGATCTGCCCGACGCGGAAGAAGTGGATTCCTCCGACTTTGCGATATGAAACCATGACGGTCTCTCCTGAGTCTGCTGCGAGGGATTCGCTGCATTGAGATCAACCTACCAAAACCCGTGGCAAATGTAAAGTTTTACGGGGGGGAGCACCGAAATCGCCCCGATCCGGCCCCCCATGCCCCCCACCCCCCGGATTCCCGCGATGGGACCCGCTCCCCCTATACCCTTGAATACGCACAAATAACCACAGAATTTCCCAAATCTCACATGGTTAAACACATCGTTAGGCCCCCTTATGTAAATTTTTCTAAAAATTCTCCCAATCATATGTAAACTTACACCCCCAAAAACTCCCTTTTTCCAACTCGTCCCCACCCCTTGTTCTATAGAAATACCCCCCTTATGGGACCCAAACCTCCCCTTACTCTTGCATAAATATATTTTTGTGATACATTTGCAGTCATGACTACCATTGTTCCTCCTATCGAAGAGAACATTCCTCTTCCAGATAATGCGCGGGAAGCTTTTCCTGAGTTGACGCCTACTCAGGAATTGAACATGCGTGCGAATGTTGTGAAGCTAATGGCTGATTTGACCGGCCAAGTGCTCGCACCCACACAGGAGAACGTGGATCAAGCCAACGATTTGGCTCGTCAGATGATGGCTGACCCCAAGCACCGCCCAGAATTTGGCCGGTATCCAAATGAGACCCTTGCGTATCTCGCAGGGATGGTCGCTCAGATGAACGTATCTATCGTTGATGAGCTTTCAGACCTGAAGATGTACGTGGTCAATAGGCTGGTGATGGAGGTCGAGAACGCCAAGGACTCAAAGAATCGTATTTCTGCCCTATCTAAGCTAGGGGAAGTCGATGGCGTTGATGCGTTTAAGAAACGCAGCGAGATGACGGTCAAGGTGCAGACCATTGAAGAGGTTGAGAAAGAACTTTTGCTCACTCTAGATAGTCTAGAGTCCAAAGTAATTGATGTAGAGGCTAGAGAAATCGTAAGTAAAGATGCAACTAACTCCTGAAAAGCTGTTTAAGTTGCGGCAGGCTCTCCCTTCTATGCCGGAGAAGCAAAAAAGGCGCACGTTAGAGCTAATTAAGACTTACGAAGCGGGTATAACTCAGACTATTGCCCGAGATTCGTTCCTAGATTTCGTAAAACATGTCTATCCGGGCTACAAAGTAGGCCCACACCACCTGAAATTGGCTCAAATCTTCCAAGATATAGCCAAAGGGGTGAAAAAACGCGTGATTGTTAACATCGCGCCGCGACATGGTAAGTCGGAACTCATATCCTATCTCGCCCCAGCATGGTTTTTGGGCAAACACCCCGAGAAAAAGATCATCATGTCCTCACACACTGCCGATTTGGCAGTGAATTTTGGCCGAAGAGTGCGAAACCTAGTGGGGTCAGAGAACTATCGGGATATTTTTCCTCAGATAGAACTACAGGCTGACTCTAAATCGGCCTCAAGATGGGGTACGAACTTCAATGGTGAATATTTTGCTATTGGTGTTGGAGGTGCTCTCGCTGGTCGGGGCGCTGATTTGTTCATTATTGACGATCCACATTCTGAACAAGAAGCTAAAACCGGACGACCCGACGTTTTTCTACCTGCTTGGGAGTGGTTCCAGTCTGGGCCTCTTCAGCGGCTTATGCCGGGTGGCGCGATCATTGTTGTGATGACCAGATGGTCCAAATTGGACCTAACGGGGCAGATCGTGTCCCAGATGAACCGGGAAGAAGGTGTAGATAAGTGGGAAGTGATTGAGTTTCCCGCGATCAAAGATAACGATGAGGCGTTATGGCCTGAGTTTTGGCCGATTGAGGAGCTTCTTGCTAAAAAAGCGGCTCTTGATGTGCGGTATTGGAACGCCCAATACATGCAGAACCCTACCTCTGAAGAGGGGGCGTTAATTAAGAGGGAATGGTGGAACATCTGGGATAAAGATGATCCTCCGCAGTGCGAGTTTGTGATTATGAGTCTGGACGCGGCGCAAGAGACCAATAATAGGTCTGACTATAACGCGCTCACCACTTGGGGGGTCTTTTATAATGAAGAGACCAATAATCACGCCATTATTTTGCTCAATGCCATCAAAAAACGGATGGAGTACCCAGACCTCAAAAAGATGGTGCTAGAGGAGTACAAAGATTGGGAGCCGGACGCGTTTATGGTGGAGAAGAAGTCTAATGGCTCTCCCCTTTACCAAGAATTTAGGCGTATGGGCATCCCGTGTCAGGAGTTTACTCCGGGTAAAGGGCAGGATAAGATAGCTAGGGTAAACGCAGTAAGTGATTTATTTGCATCAGGTATTGTTCACGCGCCTGACCGTAGGTGGGCCAAAGAAGTTATTGAAGAGTGTAATGACTTCCCAAGTGGCGCTAATGACGACCTCGTGGACAGTACGACCCTTGCACTGTTAAGATTCAGGCAGGGTGGATTTTTGCGTTTGCCGTCAGACGAGCCAGATGAAGTATTTAGCTTCTTCAAATCACGCAAACGCGCCGCTTATTACTAAGGACAAAGAATGGATATCGCCAAGGCGTTGTATCAAGCCCCTCAAGGACTAGATCAAATAATGAGTGGGGAAGAGGAGCCTATTGAGATCCAGATCGAAGATCCTGAATCAGTGAACATCCGCATGGGCGACGTTGAAATCGATATAGAACCAGAAGAAGACGAGGACGAATTCAGCAAAAATTTGGCTGAAGACATGGATGAAGGCGAGTTACAGAAACTTGCCGGAGACCTGATTGGTGACTTTGATACAGACATTTCAAGCCGCAAAGATTGGATTCAGACCTACGTAGACGGTCTGGAACTCTTGGGTTTGAAGATCGAAGAGCGCATGGAGCCTTGGCCCGGAGCATGTGGTGTGTATCACCCGTTGCTTGCAGAATCCGTTGTCAAGTTCCAAGCTGAAACAATGATGGAGACCTTCCCCGCTGCGGGGCCGGTCAAAACCCAAATTATTGGGAAAGAGACTCCAGAGAAGAAAAAAGCCGCAGAGCGAGTTCGTGACGACATGAACTACCAGCTTACGGACGTAATGAAGGAATATCGCCCAGAACATGAACGGATGTTGTGGGGCCTAGGGCTGGCGGGCAACGCCTTCAAGAAAGTATATTTTGATCCATCTCTAAATCGACAAGTGTCGATGTACGTGCCCGCCGAAGATGTGGTGGTCCCGTACGGCGCGTCGAGTCTTGAGTCGGCGGAGCGTGTTACCCACGTGATGCGTAAGACTGAGAACGATGTGCGGCGGCTCCAGCACGAGGGGTTCTATCGGGACGTTGACTTGGGCGAGCCTGTCCGTACGATGGACGAGGTAGAGAAGAAAATCGCTGAGAAGTTAGGGTTCCGTGCCACTGAAGATAACCGGTTCAAACTGTTAGAGATGCAGGTAGAGCTTGACCTGCCGGGGTACGAGCACGCGGATGAAGATGACGAGAAGACTGGGATCGCCCTGCCGTATATCGTCACAATGGAGAAGAATACAAACACCATCCTAGCGATTAGAAGGAATTGGAATCCCGACGATGAAACGCAACAAAAACGCGCTCATTTCGTCCATTACCCATACATTCCGGGCTTTGGATTCTACGCATTTGGTCTTATTCATCTTATTGGCGCTTATGCTAAGTCTGGTACTAGTATTATTAGACAGCTTGTTGATGCTGGTACTCTTGCAAACCTCCCCGGCGGATTCAAAACCCGTGGACTACGCACCAAAGGAGATGACACTCCCATCTCTCCGGGAGAGTTCCGCGACGTAGACGTACCAAGCGGTACGATCAAAGATAACCTGATGACGCTCCCATACAAGGAGCCAAGTCAGACTTTGATGGCGTTGCTTCAGCAGATCATCGAAGAAGGCCGCAGATTCGCGGGTTCGGCTCAGCTTGAGATCTCGGATATGTCCGCTCAAGCTCCGGTCGGGACAACGCTTGCCATTCTAGAGCGCACTCTGAAGATGATGAGTGCTGTTCAGGCGCGTATCCACTACGCGATGAAGCAGGAGTTCAAGCTCCTCAAAGACATCATCCGTGACTACACGCCAGAAGAGTATAGCTACGAGCCAGAAGAAGGCGACCGTAAAGCCAAGCAGTCTGACTACGATATGGTGGACGTTATCCCCGTGTCGGACCCCAACGCGGCGACGATGGCTCAGAAGGTTGTTCAGTATCAGGCTGCTCTACAGCTTGCTCAGGGAGCACCTCAGTTATACGACTTGCCGCTATTGCACCGTCAGATGTTAGAGGTTCTGGGGATTAAGAATTACCAGAAGCTGGTGCCGATTGAAGATGAGATGAAGCCGCGTGATCCGATCACGGAGAACCAGAACATTCTCCGAGGTAAACCGGTCAAGGCGTTCATGTACCAAGACCATCAGGCGCATATTCAGGTGCATATGTCGGCTACGCAAGATCCAAAAATCATGGAGATTATCGGTAAAGATCCGGCGTTGGCGCAGAAAGTTCAGGCTGCGATGTCCGCGCATATTGCGGATCACTTGGGTATGGAGTACCGCAAACAGCTTGAGCAGCGCATGGGTATGCCGCTACCTGCGTACGAGGATGATCGTGATGAGCAGATGATGCCACCAGAAATGGAGGTTCAGGTCTCGCAGATGGCGGCGCAAGCGGCTCAGCAGTTGTCGCAGCAGAATCAGCAAGAGGCTCAGAACAAGAAGAATCAAGAGATGGCTCAAGATCCGCTCATCATGCTCCAGAAGCAGGAGTTGGAGATCAAAGCCAAAGATCTTGAGCGTAAAGCCAAGAAGGATAGCGACGATCTGCAGGCGAAAATGGCCCAACTTCAGGTTGAAGTGCAGCGGTTGCAGGCCCAGCACGAGTTGGAGCAGCAGAAGATTGATTTGCAGCATGAGGTTGAAGGGGCTAAGACTGCGCTCAAGATGTATAGCGAGCAGAGCCAGCGAGAAGCTCAGCAGGAGCAGATGGGGCACTCAGCGGGTGTTGATCTCATAAAGCACCGTAGTCAGCTAGAACATCAGCGCGAGACTGAACGTGAAAGACGCGCACACGAGTACACGAGCGCTAAAGAAGAGCGCGAGCATCAGCAGAAACAAGCTGAACAGAAACCCAAACCTAAAAATGAGAAAGCTAAATGAGTTATGAGCTTCACAAGGCCATGACGCTACTGGCTAAACGAATTGACGATAAAGTCAAACATCTTGAAGAGTCGCTAGGCGCGAAAGCAGCTAGGGATTACAACGAGTACTCGGGGATGTGTGGGGAAATTACAGGTCTCCTCACCGCTAGATCCTTCATGCAAGACCTGACGCACGACATGGAAGAACTTGATGAGTGAAGATAAGGCAACACAATTGCCCAAGCCTAGCGGCTACAAGATCCTTTGCGCGATCCCCGAAGCAGAGAAAGAGTTCGAGAGTGGCATCATCAAAGCTGATGAAACTATTCGATACGACGAACTGCTGACTACCGTCCTGTTTGTGGTCTCTATGGGGCCAGATTGCTACATGGACAAAGCCAAGTTCCCCACTGGACCTTGGTGTAAACAGGGTGATTTCATCCTAATCCGCCCAAACGCGGGTACACGTTTGGTGATTCATGGGAAGGAATTCCGAATCATCAACGACGACAATGTTGAGGGGACGGTTGAAGATCCTCGCGGCATCAAACGTAAATAAGGACCAGCCATGCCTAAATTTGGTGACGAATACAAATTCCCTGACGAAGAAGACAAAGTTGAAATCACTGTAGAAGGTGATGAAGAGATCACGGTGGACATCGTTGATGATGCCCCCCCAGAAGATCGCAACGTCAATCCTTTGCCAGAAGCCATCAAGGAAGATCTGGAGAAAGCCGACGAGTCAGACGACTACTCCAAAAACGTAAAGCAGAAGTTTACGCAATACAAAAAAGCATGGCATGACGAACGCCGTGCTAAAGAGGCTGCACTACGTGAACAGCAGGAAGCGCTTTCTGCGGCCCAGCGGATTCTTGATGAAAACAACAGGCTGAAGAATATTCTCCATAACGGCGAGAAGGAGTTGATATCCACATATCAGACTACCGCCGAGATGGAATTGGACAAAGCGGAGCGTAGTTACAAGGAGGCTTATGACTCCGGTGATTCCGAGAAACTGCTTGATGCCCAAAAAGAAATTGTTCGTGCCCAGATTAAACTGGATAAAGCGAAAAACTTTCAACCTACTGTACAGCCGCAGCAAACCGATGTACAGTATCAACAACCTGTCCAACAGCAGTTAGATCCAAAGGTTGCAAACTGGGTTTCAAAGAACCAATGGTTTGTTGATCCTAATAAGCGTGCTATGCGTAGGTATGCTGAAGGGATTCATGAGGATCTTGAATCGCGTTTTGGCAGAGGGTATATTGGCACAGATGAATACTATGCTAATATCGACAAAGAAGTAAAAGCTAGATTTCCAGAAGAATTTGGCGGATCTTCAAAAAACGAGGCAAGTCCTCGTACAAAGCCAAGTACGGTGGTAGCGCCAGTAAAACGCAGCACTGCTCCCAAACAAGTAGTCCTGACTAAAACCGCCGCAAATATCGCCAAAAAGCTTGGCATTACTCCTCAGCAATACGCTAAGGAATTTCTGAAATTGGAGGCCAATAATGGCTGAAAGCAGACTTGAACGCGAGATGACCGTTAGGACTGAGCAGGAGCGCCCCAAAAGCTGGCGACCCGCTGAGACTTTGCCGGAGCCGGATAAACAGCCGGGATACGCGTACAGATGGGTTCGCACCGCTACTTTGAATGAGCTTGACCAACGTAACATCTCGGGAAAACTCCGCGAGGGTTGGGAGCCTGTGGCAATTGAAGAACAGCCTAAATTTCGGTTTATGGTCGATCCAAATAGCCGCTTCAAAGACAACATCGAGATTGGTGGACTATTGCTTTGCAAAACCCCCACGGAATTTGTCAAACAGCGTTCGGAATACTTTGCGGACATTACCCGTAAGCAGACTGAAGCTGTAGACAATAATCTAATGCGCCAGAGTGACCCGCGTATGCCTATTTTCCAAGAGCGGCGTTCGTCGGTGAGCTTCGGCAAAGGCACTTAAATCTTTTGGAGTCTTAAATGGCTTATCCAGTTGTTGACGCGCCCTATGGGCTAAAGCCGATCAATTTGATCGGTGGTCAGGTTTTTGCGGGTTCCACCCGTGATTACCCGATCACTAATGGTTACAGCACGGCAATCTTCTACGGTGATTATGTAGGTTTGTCCCGTGGTGAAATCGTCCGTCTGTCTGTGTCTACGGGCACCGCAGGTAACCAAACCGGTATCTTTTTGGGATGCCGTTATACCAGCCCCATCACCAAACAGTTGACTTTCTCGCAATACTGGCCCGCGTCAACTGCGGCTGGTGATGCAGTAGCTATTGTTGCTGACGATCCTGATCAAGTGTTCAAGGGCGTTGTTTGCTCTGCTACTACCGCTGTTGCTTCTGGCGCTCGCGCCATGATCGGCCAAAACTTGGCTATGATCAACAACACGGGTAGCACTGCAACCGGCAATTCCAAGAACGCTATCTTGGCTCCTAGTGATACTCCCGCCACCACTTCGTCTTTGCCCGTTCGCGTGCTTGGCTTGGTGCCTGATACGTCTGTTTCTCTGGGAACTGCAACCTACACCAGCATTTCGACTGCTACTGTGACTTGTTCGGCTTTGCCGTTCGCGTTGCCAGTGGGTACTGATGTTGGCTCGATAGACTCGAACGGCAATTATGTTTCTTCGGGTTCTTTTGTTGACACCGCCGCTTCTGCCGGTGCTACCTCGTTTATTTTGAACCAAGCTCCTGTTGCTACTTTGAACTCAACTATTGTGTTCATTCAGTACCCAGAGATTCTGGTCAAGATCAACTTTGGTCAGCATCAGTATTATGCTGGCACCAGCATCGCCTAAGGAGTAACTTAAAATGGCAATTTCACGCGCCCAACTACTTAAGGAACTCCTGCCGGGGCTTAATGCTCTGTTTGGTTTGGAGTATTCCCGCTACGGCGAAGAGCACAAGGAAATCTACGAAATCGAGAGTTCCGAGCGTTCTTTTGAAGAAGAGACCAAGCTTTCGGGCTTCTCCGCTGCACCAGTCAAAAACGAAGGCGCTGCCATCGCTTATGACAATGCACAGGAAGCTTGGACGGCTCGCTACAACCACGAAACCATTGCTCTGGGTTTCTCGCTGACCGAAGAGGCCATCGAGGACAACCTGTACGACAGCTTGTCTGCTCGTTACACCAAAGCTCTGGCTCGTGCGATGGCTTACACCAAGCAGGTGAAAGGTGCTTCGGTTCTAAACAACGGCTTCAATTCTGCCTATCTTGGCGGCGATGCACGGCCTTTGTTTAGCACGACGCATCCGCTGGTTTCTGGTGGCACCAACAGCAACACGCCTTCTACTCAGGCTGACCTGAACGAAACTTCGTTGGAAAACGCGGTTATTCAGATCGCTGCGTGGACGGACGAACGTGGTCTGCTGATCGCTGCTAAGCCTAAGAAGCTGGTCATCCCACCCGCGCTTCAGTTCGTTGCTACCCGTCTGTTGGAAACCAGCCTGCGCGTTGGTACGACTGACAACGATATCAACGCTCTGAAGAACAACGGTTCGATCCCAGAAGGGTACACTCAGAACCACTTCTTGACCGATACGAACGCATGGTTCCTTACCACTGATGTTCCTAACGGCATGAAGATGTTCGAGCGTATTCCACTGTCCAATAGCATGGACGGTGACTTCGACACGGGTAACGTCCGTTATAAGTCCCGCGAGCGTTATTCGTTCGGCTGGTCTGATCCGCTTGGAATGTACGGTTCTTCCGGTTCAAGCTGATAGAAGAAAAGGGGGCCAAAAGCCCCCTTTTCTTTTTTATATGTATGTGTTATAAAGTGGCATACCTAGACCACCCGACTTGCTAACTGACTAGGCAGACTCTCCTCAAGAGATAGCAAGTTTTGATTTGAGGACTTTATTATGGGTTTCGCTTCCCACCTTGGCCCTTGGCTGCTTGGCACTAACAAGTACACAACGGGCACGACTTCTGGCACGATCCAGAACATGGGCGCAACGATTGTTGCCCAGACTGACAGAGTTACATTTGCTGATACAACGGCGACCAATGCAGCGGTGCTCCCTGCTGGAGCTTGCATTACTGCTGTTCAGCTTGTTATTGATAGTGTTGTGTTTAACGGCACTTCGCCTACGCTGACTATTAAAAACGGCACCACGACGATTGGTACGATCACGCCTACTTCTGGTACTGGTGGTACATACGCAATGACCGCCACCACTACGGTTGCAGATGCTGCGCTAATTACCAACGTCGGTGCTACGGATGCGATTATCACTGTTACGGTTAGCGGCACAACGGTGACGACCGGTTCTGGCACATTGATTATTGCTTATATCGTCCGTGGCTCTGACGGCGCGATGTACCCAACCAGCACCCAAAACTAAGTAGGGGGCTGTAATGGCTAAAACTAATTACAGTCCCACTTTCCCGATGTTTCCGGGTGGGGCTACGACCTTCACCAAGAGCGACACCATCAATCTTCCCACCCCATCAGTCATTTATGTTGGCGGGGCGGGAAGCACCGGCACGGTAAGGGTACTCACCGCACAGGGTGATGACGTTACTTTTATCGGCTTGACGGCGGGAAGTGTGGTCCCTGTACAAGTAATCCGGGTGTTTAACACCACGACAGACGCGACCAATCTGCTGCGGATTTACTAAAATGGCCCTTGGGTTCGGGCTTGCCCTAACAAGCTACAGGAAAGCCGCTGGCGGTGGTGGCGGCACCCAGAAAGCTATTTTTGGGTATGGAGATCCCTTTACCGCAATAACTAATTTAGTTAGTAATGCAGGGGTTGTTGCAACGAACACTACTGGCGTAGGCACGGTTAGGCGAAGATTGGCCGCTGCTGGTTATGGTAGCGATAAGGCTATTTTTGGTTATGGGCAGGACAATTCATTCAATTATGTTTCTATCACCAACTTAGTCAGTAATACCGGCGTAGTTGCTACAGACACCACAGGCGTTGGCACTGGTAGGAGTGTTTTAGCAGCGGCTGGTTACGGCGGCGATAAGGCCATATTTGGTTATGGAGACACCGGATCAAATACTGCTATAACTAATTTGGTCAGCAACACCGGAGTAGTTGCTACAGACACCGCAGGTGTTGGTACCGCTAGACGGGAGTTAGCCGCTGCTGGTTATGGTACGGATAAAGCAATATTTGGGTATGGCACGGGGCCAACAGCAGTAACCAACTTAGTCAGCAACACTGGGGTTGTAGCAACGGATACCACTGGTGTTGGTACCGCTAGACCCGCACTAGCAGCCGCTGGATATGGCACAGATAAGGCTATTTTTGGTTACGGGTATTCTGGCGGTGCAGTGTCTATAACCAATTTAGTTAGTAACGCGGGGGTTGTTTCAACTGACACAACTGGTGTTGGCACAGCCCGATATGGCCTCGCCGCTGCCGGTTATGGTGGCGATAAAGCTATTTTCGGTTACGGAACTACTGGTTCTAATACTGCCATAACTAATCTGGTTAGTAGCACTGGGGTTGTAGCAACGGATACTGCTGGGGTAGGTACGGCAAGGCAATACCTCGCCGCAGCAGGGTATTCCCTAACTTAAAGTCATGGCACTAGGTTTTGGATTAGCACTGACAAGTTACCGAAAAGCCGCTGGCGGGGGTGGTGGGGGTGGCGGCACGCAGAAGGCTATATTTGGGTTTGGGTATAGTTCAAGTGTTACTGCCGTAACTAATTTAGTTAGCAGCACCGGTGTCGTTGCTACAGACACTGCTGGTGTTGGTACAGCGCGATATGGGCCAGCCGCTGCTGGTTATGGCACAGATAAAGCTATATTCGGTTATGGGTATAATGGCAGTGTTACTGTCTCAGTCACAAATTTGGTCAGTAACGCCGGGATTGTCGCAACGGATACTACTGGTGTTGGAACGGCAAGGCAGTATCTCGCCGCTGCTGGTTACGGGACCGATAAAGCTATTTTTGGGTATGGAGATACCGGAACAAATACTGCAATAACCAATCTTATTAGCAACACTGGAGTTGTTGCAACCAATACTGCCGGAGTTGGTTCGGCCAGAAATGCGCTTGCCGCATCGGGATATGGTGGTGATAAAGCCATATTTGGCTATGGAGATACCGGTTCAAAGACTGCTGTAACCAACCTAGTCAGCAATACCGGAGTAGTTGCTACAGACACTACTGGCGTTGGTTCTGCTCGATTTAGATTAGCCGCTGCCGGTTATGGAACAGATAAAGCGATATTTGGTTATGGGGATTTGTCTTCTTTTGTTTATACATCTATAACCAATCTTGTTAGCAATACCGGCGTAGTTGCCACTGACACCGCCGGTGTTGGTACCTCTAGGATGTATTTAGCAGCGGCGGGCTACGGTGGTGATAAGGCCATATTTGGTTATGGGTATGCTGGTTTTGCAATTTCTAGCACTAATTTAGTTAGCAACACCGGAGTTGTTGCCACTGACACCGCCGTTGTTGGTACGGCTCGATGGTCGTTAGCCGCAGCAGGTTACTCACTTACTTAAAACCAATGGCATCAAACTTAAATTCAGAGTTCAACTATCGCTACCAAGTTATGGGTAGCACCCCTTGGGAGAAGCTCAAGCATTTGCAGAACTTCCTTGTGGGCAGGAAACGCGCTGCCGTTCTGGAGCAGTGCTCGCAGTTGAAGCACCAAGCCAAGCTGGAAGAGTTAAAGCATCTCAAGGAAGTCCCGGCGCTGCCGCACATCATCTTGAACCTGCAAGCAGAGATTCTTGAACTTGAGTCGCACTTGGATGATCAGGCCCATGCGTTCCGGCTCAACCGCACCGAGATCGCCATACTGGAAAAACTGATTGCTGAGTTGTACGCCGAAGTGGAGCCAACCCGACTCAAGCACCCGGATGGCACCCCGTACACTGACGATGAGATGTTTGAGGCAAACGCCAACTTTGAATTCACCGTCATGATCACGCGGGAAATTCAAGCAGAGATTATTGCCAACGAACGACCCAGCCCTGCCAAGCTGCTTAATGCCATGAGTAACCCACAAACCCTTGAAGCATTGCAGCAAGCGGGTATACTACCGAAAGAGATTGTGCCGATCACTTATCAGACTCCGGCACTGCAATTGGCTGCTCCCACTTTGATGGTGAAGTGATGATTGACCAAACTCCCCCTACGCCGGAGCAGCTTGCACAAGCAAGGGAATCAGCTTTGGCCGCGCAACATCCTGACTCTTGGGTTTGGGATGAAGATGCAGTTAGTTGGGTAGCACCCGTTGCAGCACCTGCCGATGGGTTTCCTTATTTGTGGGACGAAGCGGCTAAAAGCTGGACGCCGTTCCCAAATTACCCAAGGAACTAAAATGGCTAAGTCCCCTGCATGGCAGCGCAAAGAAGGGAAGAACCCTGCCGGTGGTTTAAACGCCAAGGGCAGGGCATCAGCCAAGGCGCAAGGCATGGATCTCAAACCTCCCCAGCCTGAAGGGGGTTCGCGCAAGAAGTCATTCTGCGCCAGAATGTCAGGCATGAAGAAGAAGTTGACTTCTGCTAAAACCGCAAACGATCCAGATTCTCGTATTAACAAGAGCCTTCGGGCATGGAAGTGCTAAGTGGAAGCCCAGCTTTGGAATGTAATTTTATCGGTTGCCACTGGTGCGATTGGCTTTATCGTGAAGAATCTGTTCGACGAATTAAAGCGTATTCAAATTCTTGTCAACCGAACACGTGAAGAGTTACCGAAAGAGTATGTAACCAGAGCGCAACTTGACGCAGATATTAGGCTTATCTTTGACAGACTTGACCGTCTTGAAGTTAAAATTGATAAGCTGATGGAAAAGCACAACTAACCAAAGGATCAATCATGGCAAAGGGACGTAGAACAGCAGCATTAGCCGGACTCGCTACCGGTTTGTCGATGGACGACAACGAAAAAAGACAAACCCTAAAAAACTTGGGTTCAGCGGCGGATTTAGGTATCAGCGCCGCTACTGACTTTGTTAAAAATCCAGCTAAATTTATCAGCGAAGTAGGTGAACCAGTAAAAAAACTTAGCCGTGAAGAAACGCAAGCGTATTATGACAGTAAAAAATCTGGCATGAAAAAAGGCGGGATGGTCAAAAAGATGGCTAAAGGCGGGTCGGCCTCTTCTCGTGGTGACGGCTGTGCTCAGCGTGGCAAGACCCGAGGGAAGTTCGTCTAATGCCTTCCGTTAGCAAGAAGCAGCATTATTTTATGGAAGCTGTGGCTCATAACCCAGCGTTTGCTAGAAAAGCTGGTGTTCCCCAGTCTGTTGGTAAAGAGTTTGCAGCGGCTGATAAAGGCCATAAATTTTCAAAAGGTGGTGATGTGAAAAAGAAAATGACGATGCCTATGGGCGCAGGTGCTCCTATGCGTAAGCCGATGCCTCCCGCTATGCCTGCGGGCGGTGGAATGGCTCCTCCTATGCCTCCGGGCGGTGGCGCTCCTCCGATGGGCATGAAGAAAGGCGGCGCTACAAAGAAAATGGCTTCTGGTGGTTCGGCTTCCAGCCGTGCCGATGGTATTGCTCAAAAAGGCAAAACCAAAGGTACGCAGGTTCGGATGGCTGGCGGCGGCAAGTGCTGAGATGATGCCAAGCCGTGGGATGGGCGATATTCGCCCGTCCAAGATGCCCAAAGCCAAGACGGTTGTTCGCAAAGACAACCCGAACGACGTTGAGGTATACAAAAAAGGTGGCCCTGTTGGCTTGTACGCCAATATCCATGCTAAACAGCAACGCATCAAAGCAGGATCTGGCGAGAAGATGCGCAAGCCCGGATCTAAAGGCGCGCCTTCTAAACAAGACTTTATTAAGTCTGCTAAAACGGCGAAAAAATAATGACCAGTTACGCTCCCGGTTATGCCCCTAGCTCCCCCGGCGGTAAAGGCGGAAGCGCTCCTAGTTCTCCCGGTGGGAAAGGTGGTGGTGGCGGGTATAGTCCCGGCGCTGAACCTAGTCCAGCATATGGCGGCGGCGCTCCCACTTCCCCCGGCGGTAAAGGCGGCGGTCCTAGCACATTCAATAGTTTTCCTGATCCCAGAATGGGACGGGGGGCTTCCCCCGGCGGAAAAGGCGGCGGTGGCTACGGCCCTGACGACCGCTTTATGCCACAACAACAGTATCAGCAGCCGTTCCAACAGCAGTTCGGTCAACAGCAACCCCAGCGTCCGGCTTTCTTAGATAATCCTGAGTATCAAGGGTATCAAAAGCAGGCTCAAGATTTGAATAACCAACTGAACGATTACACAAAGCAGTCTCCGATATTTCAGCAGTTGCAGGATCTACAGGGCAAACTGCGCGGGTTTGAAAGTCCGCAGCAACAACAAACATCCTTGCCACCGGGGACTATGGTCGCTCTGTCACGAGAAGAAGCACAACGGCTAAATCAAGCACAACAAACACAACAGTCGCCTAACGCAGGATATGGCGAGGTCCGCGCGGCAGTTATGCCGGAAGGTTACGCTACTACAATGCCGGTAGATGACAGCGGCATGGGGCGGGGGGAATATCAAGGCATGTCTCAAGACGAGCGTATCCATGCACAGAAATACGGTATGCCTTCCACGCAAAACCCAAACGTACTTTACACGCCCGATCATTATCAACAACGAATGCTAGAGAACAACCGGCGGGTCATGCAACAAACGCCGCAGGAGCGGCAGCGCATTCAACAGGAACTTATGGTTAACCCGTTGAACGGGAATCAACAGCCGCGCGGAATGACTATGGACATGCCGCAACGATACGGCAGACAGCAACAACTGCCACAGTACGGCCAAAGCGGGCTTGGGATTTCGCAACTTGGCAACATGGCTAATATGCTCAGGGGTAACCCGATGCAGCGGATGCAACAGCCGCAACAGAACCAATACCAAAGCCAACTACAAGCCGCACAACAATTTAATATGCAGCGCGCTAATATGGCAAACCAACAGCAGCGGCAACTCGCGCAGCAGTATCAGCGGCAGCAATCACAAATGTCGGCACGCAAGGCTCTTGAGCAAGCGCAAGGGCAATATGACTTTGGTTCAGGTGCGGGTTAACAATGGCATACACTACTGGCCTTGCTACGTTTGATCTTGACCTCAATGATCTCATTGAGGAGGCGTACGAGCGCGCCGGTATTGAGGTGCGTTCTGGCTATGAGTTTCGTACGGCACGTCGCTCACTGAACCTACTAACTATTGAGTGGGCTAATAGAGGTATAAACCTCTGGACGATTCAAGAAGGCCAGATCGCACTAAACTCTGGGCAGCTTATTTATCCTCTGCCAGCAGATACGATTGACCTACTAGATCACGTTATTCGCCAAAACACCGCGTCATCTAGCAATCAGACCGACATCAACATCAGCAGGATTTCAGAGTCCACGTACTCCACGATCCCCAACAAGTTGACCCAAGGGCGGCCTATTCAGGTCTGGGTTAACCGGCAAACAGCTCAGACAAACGCTACAACTGTTACGCTTAGCAGCACGATAACTAGCGCTGGCACAAATATCACTGTTAGCAGTGTGTCTAATTTAACAACCACTGGGTTTGTGAAGATTGATTCAGAAACCATCAGCTACACAAATATTGTTGGCAACACTCTTACCAATTGCTGGCGGGGGCAGAACGGTACTACGGCGGCGGCGCACACGGCTGGAGCGTCGATCTACGTTCAGAACCTCCCCTGCATCAATGTTTGGCCTTCACCTGATGCTGGTGGCAATTATACTTTTGTGTACTGGAGGCTTCGTCGCCTTCAGGATGCTGGGAATGGCGTAAACGTAGAAGACATTCCGTTCCGGCTAGTGCCTTGCATGGTAGCTGGAATGGCGTTCTATATTGCCATGAAACGCTCGGACGTTGATCCCGGTCGCGTGGCTATGTTGAAAGATGAATACGAACAGCAATGGTTGCTTGCTTCACAAGAGGATCGTGACAAAGCAGCGGATCGTTTCGTTCCTCGTCAATTGTTCTACTAATCATGCCGTCAAAGTTTGCATCAGGCAAATATTCGATTGCGGAGTGTGACCGATGTGGGCAACGGTATAAACTCAAAGAACTGAAGAAAGAGGTCATCAAGACCAAGCTCTTCAACATTAAAGTTTGTCCCACGTGTTGGGACCCAGATCAACCTCAGTTATCTCTCGGTCTGTATCCAGTCAATGATCCGCAAGCAGTTCGTGAACCCAGACCTGATGTGAGTTATACGTTATCTGGGACTTTAAACGATGGGTATCCCGGTGGCGGCAGTAGGATTTTTCAGTGGGGATGGAATCCAGTCGGTGGGGCTAGTGCGTTTGACACGTTACTAACTCCAAATAATTTGGTTTTGCAGGTGCAATTGGGTACAGTAACGGTTGTGGTTTCATAAGGATTATCATGGAAAAGTCAGATTTAGCCCAAGACAAGGCGATGATCAAAAAAGCCGTCAAGCAACATGACGCGCAAAAGCACAAGGGTAGCGGAGCTACGTCCTTGAAGCTCAAAAAGGGTGGTCCAACTACGGATGACCGCATGAAGTACGGGAAGAACATGTCCCGTGTCATGAACCAAGGTAAAAAATAATGGCTAAGTTCAGCATGAAAAAGGGTGGCAAAGAGGTCGGCTCGGCTGATGTCTACGCACCTCCGCACAATATGGCGGGCGGCGCAGGGACGGACTTGAGCAACAATGGCTACGGTCCCAATCCAAAACGCTCGTTGCTAGAAGATACTTCGATTGGCGTTGGTGAATTCCGTAGCAGACCATATCCAGATGTAAAAACAACTGGCATCAAAACTCGCGGCAACGGATGCGCGACTAAGGGCGTGATGGCTCGGGGACCGATGGCGTGAACTATTTGGATCTTGTAACCGCTGTTCAGAACTACACGGAGAATAGCTTCGACTATTCTTCTGACCCTGTTCCGATGAATACGTTCATCAAGCAGGCGGAACAGCGCATCTACAACACGATCCAATTTCCGTCCTTGCGCAAAAACGTGACGGGGCTGACCACTACCAACAACAAGTACTTGTCTTGCCCTGCGGACTTCCTGTCTGTCTACTCGATGGCGGTATATCCAGACAACGGGGAGTACACGTACCTGCTCAACAAGGATGTTAACTTCATCCGCGAAGCGTACCCTCAGCCCACGGACACGGCCAAGCCAAAGTACTACGCGCTGTTTGGGCCGCAGTCATCGTTGCTGACCGAGTTGACCTTTATCCTTGGCCCTACGCCAGACGCCATCTATAACGTAGAGCTACATTATTTTTATTATCCTGAGTCTATCGTCACTTCGACGACAAGCTGGCTTGGGGATAATTTTGATACGGTGCTGCTGTACGGCACGTTGGTCGAAGCCTACACGTTCATGAAGGGTGAACCGGATATGCTTCAGTTGTACGACGGCAAGTACAAAGAAGCTCTTACTCTTGCCAAACGTCTGGGCGACGGTCTTGAGAGACAAGACGCATATCGTTCTGGTCAATACCGTGAGGCAGTGAAGTAATGGCGTTTACCGGTAATTGGACAACCAACACGTTTCTAACCGGGCTTCCTAGCGGGACGTTCAACTTCAACACGGGCACGACGGATGTGTACAAGATTGCCTTGTATACCAACGCTGCCACGTTGGGCGCTTCCACTACCGCTTACACGAGCACGGGCGAAGTTGTTGCTGCCGGGTATACCGCTGGGGGCCAGATCCTTGTTATCAATCAAGTCCCTACGACGGGGGCAACAGGCAGTGTTGCTTACTGGTCATTCACTAATACTTCTTGGACCGGAGCCATTACGGCTCGCGGAGCGCTAATCTATAAGTACAACGGAACCACTAACCCAGCAGTTTGCGTGCTGGACTTTGGCAACGACAAGACTTCTACTACTACATTTACTGTTCAATTCCCGGCGGCTACTAATACGTCCGCAATCATTCGTCTGGGGTAATCATGGAAAACGCATTGGCATCTGGCCGCTTTCACGTTCTTTGCTATGACAAAGACGGAAACCTGAAATGGGAAGAAGGTAATAACAACTTGGTTGTTAATGCCGGTATTCAGTATATGGCTGGCGTGGCTTTAACTGGTACAACGCAAATTCTTAACGCAAGCTGGTATCTTGGGCTTGTAACGGGACCGGGGTCAGGCACTACTTTTGCCGCTGCCGACACAATGTCAAGCCATGCTGGTTGGACTGAGTTTACGGGCTACAGTCAATCAACCCGAGTTTCCCCTTCTTTTACTGCGGCCACCAACGCAAACCCTTCGGTTGTTACCAACGCATCCCCTGCGGTGTTTAGCATTAACGCTAGTGGTACGGTTGCTGGTGCGTTCTTAACCAGCGGCAGTGCAAAATCGGGCACCTCTGGAACGCTATTTTCTGGTTCAGATTTTACCGGCGGCGACCGTACTGTTGTCAACGGCGACACTCTCAACGTAACTTACACGTTTAGCTTAACGGCGACTTAATTATGGCCTTTGTTGTTGCTGATAGGGTAAAGGAAACTACCACCACAGTCGGCACAGGGGCAGTAGCTTTAGCCGGGGCGGTCACAGGGTTTCGCACCTTTGCGTCTGGTATTGGGAACAGCAATACCACTTACTACACCATTGCTCATCAGACCGCAAATGAGTGGGAAGTTGGGTTTGGCACCCTTGACTCTACCAGCGCCAACCTAGCGCGTACGACCGTCCTTGCATCGAGCAATAGCGGTTCATTAGTCACGTTCTCAGCGGGAACGAAGGACGTATTCGTCACGCAATCAGCCGCCCGGACTCTAGTCCAAGCCAGCGGCGGCACCACCACTAACGGGGTTCTCTACTACACCGGATCAGGCGTTGCCACCGGGGGTAGTGCGCTGACGTTTGATGGGACTACGCTAAACACAACGGGCAATATCACTCTAAACGGCAGCCAAGTTCTTGCCGCTAGTAACTACAACTCTTATGCCCCCACTTTAACAGGCACCGGCGCTTCGGGTACTTGGGGTATTAACGTAACTGGAACTTCCGGATCAATTTCTGGATTTAACAATCCAACTACTGCGGCAACAGCAAACACTATTGCTTACCGTGATAGCGGGGGTGATATTTATCAGCGCTATAGTTTCGCGGTACATTTTAATCAGTCTAGCGGCAACACGGAAAATCCTTCAATTGCAGCATTCTGGACAAACAGCGCGTCCGATAACTACAACCGCAAGTCCTCACCAGCGCACGTTATTAGCCAGCTTGGATTGCTTACAACAAGCAACTACAACTCCTACGCCCCTACCCTGACTGGTACCGGAGCATCCGGCACTTGGAGTATTAACGTCACGGGTAGCGCAGGGTCTGCGTCAAGTGCAACTAACGCGACTAATTTATATGGTGCTGCTGGGTATATCCAATCAACAACGACCGGAACCTCATACTCAAATGCGTATCAGGTGCGAGAGGCTTTGGGCGGCAGCGGTAACACCAGTGCTATCTATACACCAAGATTAGCTTGGCATTGGAGCGGTGTTGTTGCGTCTTCGATTGGTATGGAAGCTAGTGGTCGGATTGCAATTTTTAATAACCCCGGCACAAGTTACGAAAACCTTGTTTGTAATCAATTTCAAAGCGACCGTACATACGGGCTTACAGACATTCGCTCGCCAATCTTCTACGATTATAATGACACGGGATATTACGTTGACCCTAACAATGTTTCTTTTTTAAATAATCTAATAGTTAATGGAGGTGCAGTTAGCAATAATAACAACGGCTTGCGGAATGTGATGCCCACCGGAGGCTCTTATGTAACAGGTTCATCTTCTGTGTCCGGCGCTATTGTCATTACGTTGCCTCAAACTGTTTACCCAATGATTAAGTTCAGGGTTTCTGTTTATACCTACGATGGCTTGTCATTTGATATTTACTGCGGCGGACACACATCAAGTGGACTTTGGTACTACACGTTTGCGTACATGGGAACGCAAAACAGAAGTCCGCTAAATGTGAGGTTTACTTACGGTAGCGGATTAATGTATGTGTATATTGGCGAGCTTGGTTCAGTTTGGAGCTATCCGCAAGTTTTCATTACAGATGTTCAAGTTGGCTACACCAACTACGAGTACGATAGATGGGATAATGGTTGGACTATAAGTTTTAATTCGTCCACATACAACAACATTTTATCAACTCATCTTGTTAATCCGCCACCACAGTCAACTAGTAATTACAGTGCTATTTATGCGCCTATTTTATACGACTATAATGACACGGGGTATTACGTAGACCCTGCTAGTACATCAAATATAAACGCCATGACGGGCGTAGGAAATTGGTATACGTCAGCATATGTTGGTTCAACTGTTGTCCATATTCGCGGTGATTCGCTTGAAGATCGTACATCCGCATCTGATTCAGGAGCGGTCGTTGTTAATTACTACGGTTACCAAGTAGGCACAACATATTATCGCAACTTTATTGTATACGACGGCAAGGGTAGCCCAAGGCTAACAACTTACGGTTCAGGCAATTACACGCAAGCTACCGGCTCACTTCGTGCTCCGCTTTTTTACGACAGCGACAACACGAGCTTTTACTTAGATCCGAACAGCGGTTCTAATCTTAATACTATAACCGTTAACAATTGGATTTATAGTAATGGAGCCGTAGGCTGGTACAACAACACCTACGGTGGCGGCATCTACATGAATGATGCCACCTATGTCCGGGTGTATGCCAGCAAAGCGTTTTTGGTTGAAAACACAATCCAACACCAGACTGCTGGAGGTGTGGCCGAAGCATTTAAGGCGGTGAACACTACTTCAGCCACAACTACACAGTCAATAATTAGATTTAGCAGAACCACAGCACCAACCGGCATTGGTAGCTTTTATGGTGGGATGGTTGATTGGATTCAAACCAAGCCAGACGCGGTAACGACTAGCACCGCGCAAATTTTTGCCCGCAATAGTATGTTTGGTGGCATTAATAACACAATTGCTACTGGATTTTTATACCTCAAAGCAAATTCAGTAAATACTAGCAATGTTGAGTTTAATTCGGTTCAACTTGCTTTAAACGGCAGCTATAGCGGAACCGGGTCTTTTACCGTTAGTGGTTACGATGGTGCTGTTGCCGCCGAAACTACTTGGTATACCCTAGCGCCTACAAATCTTCGCCCACAAACAGATAACTATGCTTCGCTTGGGGTATCTTCCTTACGGTGGACGGTTGTTTATGCTACAACCGGCACAATCAACACTTCTGACCGCACCCAAAAAGACGAAATACGCGATCTGGAAACCGCTGAAAAAGCAGTGGCGGTGCGAATCAAGTCTTTGTTTAAAGCGTTCAAGTTCAAAGACGCCATTCAGAAGAAAGGCGACAATGCTCGCATCCACGTTGGCGTGATTGCCCAAGACGTTCGGGATGCGTTTATTGCTGAAGGGCTAGATCCAAACCGCTACGCGCTGTTTTGCTCTGACACGTTCAAAGTAGTGAACGATGTTCCAGTTGATCGAGACGAAGTAACCAACGAATACCCAGCAGATGCCGTGGATAAGACCGTGCTTGGCGTACGGTATGATGAACTCCTTGCTTTTGTTATCTCTGCCATATAAAGGACAATCATGGCAATCACTTACACATGGGCTGTTACCGGCCTAAAGACTACGACCGAAGGGCAATACTCTGAAGTGGTTGTGCAAACGTACTGGACCAAGACCGGCACGGATGAGAACGGCAACACGGGTACGTTTGCTGGGGCTACGCCATTTACGGCGTCTTCTGTTACTCCGGGCACGTTCGTTCCGTTCAACGAACTTACTCAAGACATCGTGCTTGGCTGGATTCAGCCGGTTGTCGTTGGGGCTTACGCTGAACACGTTGACGAACAAATCGCAAAGCAGATTGCTGCTAAGATCGACCCCGTGGTAGAACAGCCACTTCCTTGGGCACCCGCCCCTATTCCACCAACCCCGTAATCGGACTCCCTAATGGAAAACATCACCCTTACCCTGACCGTCAACCAGCTTAATGTCGTTATGGCCGCGCTGGGCAAAGCCCCTTATGAAGCAGTTGCAGAGCTTATTCAGGTGCTACGCGATCAGGCTCTTCCACAAATTAACAAGCCTGAGTAGTTGTGCTGTACGGCGACGGTCCATACAGTGCTGCGCCGTATTCGTCCACCGCTGCGGGTTTCTACAGCGTAAACATCTCAGAATCGGCATCGGGTGTAGATGCGGTTTCTGTTGTTGTTTCAATGTTGGTTTCCATTTCAGAAACAGCGTCTGGGGTGGATGTTCAGACTTCACGCGTAGATTTTGTTGTTACTGCGGCTGAGTCGGCTTCTGGTCTAGACTCTGTTATTGCTGGCCTATCGTTTGTTGTTTCTGTTAGCGAAACTGCATCCGGTATAGATGCAGTATCAAACCTAGCCGTTTTTGTTTCGTCCGTGTTGGAGTCAGCCTCTGGTGCAGATGCTGTTTCTTCGCTTGCTTCATTTAATAGCGCAGTATCAGAAGCATCTTCCGGAGTAGATCAAACTTCTACAATTGGCACATTCAACATCAGCGTCTCAGAGACTGCGTCTGGGGTTGATTCAACCTCAACAGCGGCGGTCTTCCTTTCGGCTGTAACTGAAACAGCGTCTGGGCTTGATGCCATCTCCTCTCTTGTGGACTTTAGGTCCGATGTCACGGAATCTGCGTCCGGTCTAGACGCAGTATCTTCTTTAGCGATCTTTGTTTCGTCGGTTTCTGAAAGCGCGTCGGGGGCGGACTCCGTTTCCTCCACCGCTACATTAAACCTTGCGATTGACGAGTCCGCATCTGGTGCAGACGTTCAGACCTCTAGGGTTGATTTTGTTGTCTCAATTGATGAGGCGGCGTCCGGGCTTGACGCACTTACCAATGTTGGAATTTTTGGCGTACAGATTTCCGAGGCAGTGTCAGGGCTTGACACCCTGTCCAATATTGGTACATTCAACGTATCTCTTAGCGAAGCCGCAACTGGTATCGCAGCGTTTACTGCAAGGCTTTTGTGGGAGATCATTGATGACTCACAGACGGTAAGTTGGCAGCTAATAAACAACTCGCAGTCCACAACGTGGACTACAATTAACAACTCCCAGACTGTTGTCTGGCAGAACATTGGTACGGCGCAGAACCCCAACTGGGTGCTAATCAGCAACCCGCAATCACCGAACTGGAATTGATATGGCGACTTCTTTTACCTCCCTTCTAGGACTTGCTCTTCCAGTTCAAGGCGAATTGTCTGGGGTGTGGGGCGATACGGTTAACAACTACATCACAACGTATCTTGATTCAGCGATTGCTGGGTCAAACGCTATTTCTTTGACGGCAGACACGGCGTTAACCAAACAGACAAACGCAAGTCTTACCGGATCATCGTCGCAGTACGCCATCCTAAACGTGACGCCAAACGCAAGCACATGGACGCTAACCGTCCCTGCGGCAAGCCAAGTTTACGTTGTTCACAATCTGTCGGGCACGCACACCTTTTCGTTTAAAGGATCTGGCGGGACGGCTGTTACGTTTGCTGCTAATGAAAAAGCGGTGATGGCGTGGAACGGATCGAACTTCATCAAGGTCGCGTCCAGCGCTATTTCCAACTTAACCGGAATTGTGCCAGCCGCAAACGGTGGTACGGGGGTGGCTAATAACGCGGCGAGTACGCTTACGATTGCGGGGGCGTATGGCACAACGCTTACCGTATCTGGGACAACGGCACTTACCCTGCCAACCTCTGGGACTTTGGCTACGCTTGCTGGTACAGAGACTCTAACCAACAAGACGCTTACTGCTCCCACATTAACTGCTCCCGTTCTGGGAACTCCTGCCAGCGGCACGCTAACCAATGCAACTGGATTGCCTATATCTACGGGTGTTTCGGGTCTGGGCACGGGAGTAGCTACGTTTTTAGGAACCCCAACTAGCGCAAACTTAGCTGTGACGATTACAGATGAGACGGGTTCAGGTTCCCTAGTATTTGCAAACAGCCCCACACTTGTAACACCCGCGCTGGGCACCCCCACCGCTGCTGTACTAACAAACGCTACTGGGTTGCCATTGTCCACCGGCGTCACAGGATTTTTGGGAGTGGGGAATGGCGGCACTGGGCTTACGGGAGGTACTTCTGGCGGTGTTCCTTATTACTCAGCAACCAACACATTAGCCTCTAGTGGGGCGTTGGGTGTAAACGGCGTGGTGTATGGAGGTGGTGCGGGGGCTGCGCCATCAACAACTTCGGCGGGTTCAACCAATCAGGTATTGTTGGGCAATACCGCATCTCCGCCTTCTTGGGGGCAAGTTAATTTAGCAACTGCCGTAACCGGCAACTTGCCGGTTACTAATTTAAACAGTGGAACCAGCGCCTCTGCGACCACATTCTGGCGCGGTGATGGTACGTGGGGCACACCGGCGGGTTCCGGCGGAACGGTTACTGGCGTTGGAGCTACTGCACCTATTGCTTCCAGCGGGGGCACTTCCCCGGTTATTAGTATCAATGCTAATTACGGCGACACACAAAATCCATATGCCAGCAAGACGCAAAACTACGTTCTGGCTGCGCCAAACGGCACAGGCGGAGTTCCTACATTCCGGGCGCTTGTAGCGGCGGATATTCCCACGCTAAATCAAAACACGACTGGAACCGCCGCTGATTTGTCGGCTACTCTTGCAGCAAATAAAGGGGGGACGGGGGTAGCTAACAACGCAGCCAATACCATTACCTTTACTGGTGCGTACTCTCTCGGTTTGACCCTTTCCGCTAATACGGCGCTTACCCTGCCAACTTCTGGAACTTTGGTCACGCTCGCCGGGACGGAAACGCTCACTAACAAAACGCTTACTTCTCCAACGCTAACTGCTCCCGCACTTGGCACCCCAGCGTCTGGCAATTTAATAAATTGCGGATTCCCTACGCTTAATCAGAATACTACGGGGTCCGCTGCTAGCTTATCGGCTAACCTTCCTGTAAGTAATCTCAATAGCGGGACAGGCGCTTCGGCTTCTACGTATTGGCGCGGAGATGGCACATGGGCAAGCGTGACAGCTTCCGCTGCGGGTTCTGATACGCAGATCCAATACAACAGCAGTGGGTCACTAGCAGGATCGGCTAATTTAATATTTAACGGAACCAATCTTGCTGTTGGCGCTAGTGGCATTAGTTCTTGGGGAGCTAATTATAGAGCAATTGAGTTTGGCTCTTATGGGATCACCTTATCATATTTCAATACGACGTGGCCTACGTTAAATTTATCTTCTAACGCATATAACAACGGCACTAACTGGATATTTAAATACCCTAGTACACAGTACGCTGCTTTATATCAACAATACAACGGCGCCCACTATTGGTCCTATTCTTCCGCAACGGGTTCGTCGGGAGGGACAATATCTTTTACTTCAGCAATGACACTGACTTCTGGTGGAAACCTGCAAGTTGGTACAACTTCAAACAATGGCAGCACGGGGAACAGCACAAGTGTAATTGGGGGCTTGTTTACAACTGCTAACGGTACGTTATCCTCAGTTGCTACCGGCTCTTCAACCAGCATGGTTTCAATTGCCCCAAGCCGCGCGTACATAGTTATGGCTTTTTGCGATACAACTAGCTCGTTCATAATTGCATCTGCGGTTGGGTATGGAACAGCCGTGCAGTTTGGAACTATTGCTAGTAGCAACATGTCTTTCTCTAATACGAATCTAACAATTTTTGTTACCCAAACTACTGGGTCCACGCAGAACATTAAGTATTCCGTACTCAACATTGCAGGATAAACCATGACCACTTTTACTTGGGAAGTCTCCCAACTCGACTGTTATCCGCAAGCTGAAGGGCAAACGGATGTAGTATTTACTGTTCATTGGCGCTGCGCTGGCACGAACGGAACCTATTTAGCTTCAGTTTATTCAACCTGTCTAATACCCGCGCCAACCAATTCTTTTACTCCCTACGCCAACTTAACTAGGGAGCAAGTTCTCGGGTGGATTTGGTCTAACGGCGTGGATCAAGCGGCCATTGAAGCCGCCGTTCAACAGAGAATCAACGATCAAATTACCCCTCCTGTGATCAGTCCACCGCTTCCTTGGAGTAGCTAAAATGACTGAAAAACTTGAAGCCAAAAGCCAGTTGATTGAGAAGACTGCCTTTGCAGTGCTTCCTATTCTTTTCACCTGCGTTGTGTACCTTATGTCTGCGTTAGACAAGATCACGCACGACGTAACGGTACTCAACGCCAAGATCAGTCTGGTGGTCACATCAGACAACAAGCAAGCTGCTAACTCTGGCGCAGAACTAGCGCGGGAAAAATTGCGGCAAGATTTGGAAAAGCAGATTCATGAGAACCGGGAACTAATTCACTTAAACCGCGAACGTATTGTCATACTTGAACAAAAGGTGAAGTAAATGGCGCAGTTTGAGCCAGCATTTGAAGAAATGCTGAAGGACGAAGGCGGCTATCAACTAACCACCCTAGCGGGTGACACAGGAGGGATGACTTATGCCGGAATCGCAAGAAACCCCAACCCAACTTGGGAAGGCTGGGCCTTGGTGGATCGTAAAGAATTTGGTGGCGAGCTTACTGCGATGGTTCGTCGATTCTATAAAACTACTTTCTGGGATCGCCTCCGAGGTGACGAAATTGCGAGCCAAGAAATAGCCGCAAGTATCTTCAATTTTGGGGTCAATGCTGGCGTCGGTATGGCTGCAAAGTTGGCGCAGATTGTAGTGGGCGCTACGCCTGACGGGGGGATCGGCCCCAAAACGGTCGAGATGCTCAACCGCTACGACCCCAAGCATTTCAAGAAAGACTACGCGTTGGCAAAAATCGCGCGATATGTTGAGATTTGTAATAGGGACAAAGTTCAGGACCGCTTCCTTCGCGGTTGGATCAATCGCACACTGCGGGGGCTGAAATAATGGACTTGATGGGAATTGGCTCAATCATCGAGGGAGTGGGGAAAGTTGCAGGTGACCTCATCACAACGGATAAAGAACGCCTACAGATGGCACTTGAAGAGCGGAAGCTCGACTTGGAAGAAAAGAAGATTGATCAGGCAACCGACCTCGCGCAGGTGGATATCAATAAGATCGAAGCTGCAAGTTCTAGCGTATTTGTCTCTGGTTGGCGTCCTGCTGTTGGTTGGGTTGGGGTACTTGGTCTGGCTTATCAATTCCTTGGCTACCCTCTGATGCAGTGGTGTTGGGCTTTTGGGCAAGGTGTGGATATAATTCCAAAAGAGCTTCACGCGCCGCCCGACCTTGACGTTGAACAACTCATGACGCTCCTTGCGGGCCTGTTGGGTTTTGGTGGGATGCGCAGCTTCGAGAAGCATAAAGGCGTTGCGAGTAAATAATGCCACTCAAAAAACTGCTATTCAAACCGGGGGTTAACCGCGAGAACACGCGGTACACCAACGAAGGCGGGTACTTTGAATCTGACAAGATTCGATTTCGCCAAGGCACACCAGAGAAAATTGGCGGTTGGAAGCAGCTATCAGGTAATATTTTCGCTGGCGTTTGCCGGTCCTTATGGACTTGGATCACGTTAGGCTTTCAAAAGCTAACGGGAGTTGGGACTAACCTAAAGTTCTACGTTGAGAACCAAGGGTATTTTTACGACATCACGCCGATTCGTTACACCAGTACGTTAGTTAATAAATTAGAAACCGACACAGCTACAAACAGCGGCGGCTACACCACAATCGAGGTTACCGACGTTAATCTTGACCCTGATGGGAACACGTTTGCAGATGGCGATTACGTTACGCTTTATGGATCTGCCGGGAATATAACGGTTGGTGGCGTAACGATTACTTCCGGTTCGGAATATCAGCTTACTAAAACGAGCACTACAACTTACACAATTAGTGTTTTAGGTACGGCAACATCCAACGTGACGGGTGGCGGCACCATATACGCGGTGTACCAAATCAATACTGGCTCAGCTACCGTAACTCCCGTCGCTGGATGGGGTGCTGGAACGTGGGGCACGCCTCCAGCTTATTCTCCTCCGTCGCTTGTTGGAACTTGGGGGTACGGTACGCAATCCAATACGTCTTTGCGGCTATGGAACCAGCAAAACGTATATCAAGAAGATTTGCTGTATGGCCCACGAGGTGGCCCTCTTTACTGGTGGGTGCCAACTATTGGCTATAGCCCAAGTGCTGTAACAATAAGTTTTGGTGTCCCTGCCGTAGTAACTTCTACTATAGCTTTAGATGAATACACTCCAATTACGTTTACCACTACTGGTTACCTACCCCCGCCGCTTTTGCCGGGGGTTATTTATTACGTAACTAACACAACGGGTGTTACATTTAATCTCGCCGCTACTGCTGGTGGAACTCCTATAAATACCACCGCTGCGGGGTCTGGCACGCAATACATTTCCCCTCGCGGGGTTTTGTTGTCTAGTCTGTATGGCACTTTTGTTGACGACGCAAACTTTACTGGCTGGATTCTTACGTCTGATGTGCCGTTGTACCAAAACTATATGCTTGTGTCGGACATCAATGAGTATGCAATCTGTTTTGGGACAAACCTTCCCGGCGAGACAACCCTAAATCCTATGGCCGTTCGTTGGTCAACTTCTGGGAGGGTCACGGATTGGGAGCCTAATCCAAATACTTACGCAAACGATGCTGGATTTCAGATTTTGTCCCACGGCTCAAGAATCGTAACCGCTGTACAAAGTCGGCAAGAGATTACGGTTTTTACGGATTCTTCGCTTTATTCCATGCAGTTTCTTGGTGGGGATATTGTTTGGAATTTCCAACTGCTGGGTGACAACATTTCCATCATGGGGCCAAACGCTGCGGTTGTAGCTTCAGACGCTTTGTATTGGATGGGAGTAGATAAGTTCTACCGGTACGACGGACGTATAAGTACGTTGCGTTGCGATTTACGTAATTTTATTTTTGAAAACATCAACAAAACCCAATCAGAACAAGTGTTTTGTAGCACCAACGAAGGATTTAACGAAATTTGGTGGTTCTACTGCGTCGGTTCATCTGATGTAATCACTAACTACGTTGTCTACAACTACGCTGAAGATCTGTGGTACTACGGCACGATGGGCCGCACTGCTTGGCTAGATAGCGGGTTGAACAATTACCCCCTCGCGGCTACTTATATTAATAATTTAGTAGAGCACGAAAACGGTATTGATGATCTCTCGACCGGTACTCCTGCGGCTATTGAGGCGTACATTCTGTCGTCTGAATTTGATATTGACGATGGCGACCGGTTCGGGTTTGTATGGCGTGTTGTGCCCGACATTACGTTTAGGCAGTCTACCGCTGCAAATCCTTCGGTTACGATGACGCTACTACCTATGCAGAATTCCGGTTCTGGATATAACAATCCGGCTTCTGTTGGTGGTCAGGCTTACGCTTCTGTTACCGGAACCAACACGGCCAATTATCAGACCATCACGGTTGGCGGCAAGGCTTACGAAATTGAACGCTTTACCGGACAAATTTACACCCGAGTGCGGGGGCGGCAAATGGCGTTTTCTGTTTGGTCTAATCAAGTCGGCACAACGTGGCAGCTTGGCGCTCCCCGTATGGATATCCGTCAGGATGGACGTAGATGAGTTACGTCATTACGAGCGAAAATGTCCTTAGTCGGGTCGTCGCCCCACGTATGCCTAACGCTACGCAAGAATACGATCCGCGCTATCTTGACCAGCTTAACAACATCCTGCGGCTGTACTTCAACCAGATCGATGCAATTTTAGGGCAGTTAACTGCGTCAACTCAGGCAGCAGCTATTAACGTGCCGTATCTTGCGGTGCAGGATACCGTTAGCCATACTGTCACTGCGAACACCGCAAACGCCATGACGTTTAATACGGTGGACTACTCTAACGACTGTTCATTAGTTTCAAACAGCCAATTTACGGTTACCTACGCTGGCATCTACAACCTCCAGTTTAGTACGCAGTTTCAGAATACAGACACTCAGCTACACGATGCAAGCATTTGGTTGCGTAAGAACGGAACGGATATTGCTGGTTCGACTGGGCTTGTTTCTGTCCCAAACAAGCACGGGGGAGTAAACGGGCACGCTATTGTTGGGTGGAACTTCTACTTGTCACTCGCTGCTGGCGATTACATTCAGCTTTACTGGTCTACAACTAACGCTGCAATTACTATACAGGCATATCCAGTTGGCACATCTCCAACTCGACCCGCCACGGCGTCTAATGTGGCAACTTTAACTTTTGTATCGGCGCTATGAAACGAATTGAACCTAACTACGTAGAGTTTGCCGAGGTCGATGACATTTGGGTCCGGGCATACAGCGTAGCTAAAGCTAATACTGTCATGTCCCAACATGTACACACCCATGACCATATTACTTTGGTATCAAGCGGTTCCGTTGAGGCATGGCAGGACGGTGAAAGTATCGGTGTATTTAACGCACCATCTATTGTTAAAATACCTGCTGGCAAAAAGCACGCATTTCTAGCACTTACGGACAACGTGGTTGTCTGTTGTTTACATAATCTTCGTGGCATCGGGCTGGATCAGCCAGAAACTAAAGAGGCTCAATCATGCCAATGATGGCTATTTTTGCAGTAGAAACAGCCGCTGAAATCGCCGCCGCTGCCGAAGCCGCCGCCGCAGCCGAAGCCGCCGCTGCCACTGCCGCCGCTACTACCGCCGCTGAAACCGCCGCCGCCCAACAAGCCGCTCAAGCCGCCGCCGCTACTACTGCTGCCCAAGCGGGCGCTACTGCTGGCTCTGGGATTATGTCTGCCGCCCCCACAGCCGCTGCCGTTGCTGGACCAGAAAGTGCTATGGCGGCTCAAGCCGCACAAGGTGGAGTAGGCGCAGCCGCAGGCGCTCCCCCCGCAGGATTAGAACAACTAACTCAAGGAACATTAACTCAACCCGGCGCTGGACTGGAGCAAGCAAACTTTGCGGCAAGGGGATTGCAGCCCCCACCCGGAGGACTAGGAGAAATACCTGTGAGTGGGCCTCCCGGCGGTGCGCCTATTGTTGATGGCAGAATCCCCGGTGCGTCTGCTGCTGTCCCCCCCGGCCCTCCTCAACCCGGATCTCCCGGTATTTTTGGCGAATTAACTGGAGCAAATGCTTATACTGCAGTGGCTCCCGGAAGTGACATGCTCGTTATTCCCGGTGAAGCGGGTACCGCCGCTGCCCCTAAATCTGCATTTATGCGCGGCTTAGATAGTGCAATGCAGTTTGTCGATAAGTACCCTAAAACTTCGATGGCTGGTGCGTATCTTGGCGCGAGTGCTTTGGGGCTGCTCAATCCAAAAGACGGCAATTTTAATAGTGAGCCGTACACTGGCCCGTTAAGCAAATACAAACTGTCGGAGAACTACAAACCGGGGTCCGCTAACCCTGCCCAGTTCCAATATAAACCTCGATATGCCGAAGGCGGCATCATGCAGATGGCTCAAGGGGGTATTACGGGCAGTGGAAATTTGAATTTGAACATACCTCTGGATCTGGGTGGTGGACAGAACAGTACGCAAGCGACCCCAGACTTTGCATTTGGCAACGAAAATTCAGGCGCAAACACCGGATATTTTGGTGGTAACAGCGGGTTGCTGCAACAATTGCGGCAGTTCAGTTCCAATTTTCAGACTAATAATTCTCAGTCTGAGTCGAACCCTATCAATGTAGGCGGTTCGGCTGGTTCGTCTGATGTGCAAAGTTCGCATGACATGCAAAATTTTGCTGCCGGTGGACCAACAGGTAACTTGTCTAGTACTTTGGAGTACTACACCAAAATGATGGAAGGCGAAAAGCCTAAGATCCCAGCACAGCATCCCACCGATTCGGGTATCTATCGTGATACTGACCCGGACACTCGTAGCCTTGATGCGTACTCCGCTGCCCGGACTCGTCAAGGCAAAATTAATAAACGCGCTTACGTAGCGGCTCCGAAAGGCCCAGAACCGTACGCGGGTGGTCAGTTAAATGTTAATCCTCCCGGCGTTAAAGCTAATGCCGATACTCAGTATCAAGAAGCCGCAAAGGGCGGTATTATGGGGGTTAGCAATCTTGGGGGGTATGCCGCTGGTGGAAATCCACGTTTGCTAAAAGGACCGGGAGATGGAATGTCGGATAACATTCCGGCGACCATCAATGGGCGACAACCGGCTCGATTGGCTGACGGGGAATTTGTGATTCCCGCTGATGTGGTCTCCCATCTTGGGAATGGCTCAACAGAAGCTGGAGCCAAAGTGCTTCACCAGATGATGACCAAGGTACGGCAAGAGCGTACGGGCAACCCACGCCAAGGTAAACAAATCAACCCACGTAAGTACATGCCACGATGATTCAAGTCTCAATGGTCCCAAAAAATTTAATTGGCACATGTTGGGATGCTGTTGGGCCATATCTTGATCGTGCGGCAAAATATACTTATGGCAGATACACTGTAGACGATATCTACAACGCAATAGTAGATTACGATCATGAGCTATGGGTTGCGTTTGAAGGTAGCGAAATCAAAGGCGCAGTGGTCACTAATTTCATGCACTATCCCAAGCGTAAAGTTCTATCTATGACTTTTTGCGGCGGTGTGGAGCTTAGTAAATGGAAAGATCCTATGCTAGACCTACTACGTCGGTACGCTAAAGACATGGGATGTGACGGGATCGAGGCCACCGCTCGTCGCGGTTGGGCTAAAATATTTCAAAACGACGGGCATAAAAGCCTATGGGCAACATTTGAACTGCCCCTCGAAGGAGTAAATCATGGGTAAGGGCGGCGGTGGCGGTGGTCAGACTACTTCTACGGTAACGAATAGCAATATCCCCGATTATGCTCGTGGCTATGTAGAGAACATGCTGGGCGCGACCCAGCATCAGTTGTTCAACACAACTACAGACGAACAAGGTAATACTGTTTTAGGGTCGCCCAAACCCTATCAAGCGTACGGCGGCACATATGACGCCCAAGGTAATCAGACTTCCTACGACCCAAGCAAAGGAATTGCTGGGTTTAGCCCGTTGCAACAGCAGGCCCAACAAGGGATTGCTGGTATGCAGATGCCGGGTAACTTTGACGTTGCTACTCAATACACCGCCGACGCAATGCAGCGCGCGGCTAACGCTGGGTATAACCCAACTCAGTTTGGGATGGATCGGCTGCGGGGACAAACTGCTCAAGGCGTTAATTTAGGTAGTGCCCCAACCGCCCAAGCACAGACCGGCGAAGCTGCTCAGCTTGGAAACGCGCCCATTTACCAAGGGCAACAATTTAATCAGCCATCGAATGTAGGTATTGAGCGGGTAAGTGCGCCTAATTTACAAAACTTGCAGATGCAAGGCGCAAAAGATGTTGGCACGCGTAGCTTTACTGATCCGGGCGCGCGTCAGCAATACATGGACCCCTACATGCAGGACGTTGTTGACGCCCAAATTAGGGAAGAACAGCGCGCTGCTAGTAAAGCCGAAATTGCACGAAGGGGCATAAATCGGCAAGCGGGGACATATGGTGGTTCCGCCGCAGCTTTACAAAAAGCAGAGAACGCACGTAACCTAAATACTCGAATTGGGGATATTCGGGCTAAAGGTCTTCAGTCCGCGTATCAGTCGGGTATGGGCCAATACAATACTGAGGCACAGAATCGGCTTCAGGCAGACCTCGCTAATCAGCAAGCCCAACAGCAGACGGGGGTGCAGAATCTTAGCGCTGCATTGCAGACTCAAGGTCTTGGCGCGCAGACTGGCCTTACCGCTCAACAGCTTAATCAGGCGTCGGGGTTGCAAGCTGATCTTGCCAATCAGCAGATGGGCTACAACTCTGGATTGCAAAATGCACAACTAAGGCAACAACAGCAACTTGCTAACCAAGGGCTGCAAGGGCAGTACGGGCTACAACAAGGCCAGATGAATCAGCAGATGGCGATGGGTAACGTCGCCAATCGTCAGCAAACGGCGTTGGCTAATCAAGGGTTGCAGGGCCAGTACGGTTTGGCTCAAGGCCAGATGGGGCAAGCGAACCAGCAGTTCAACGCCCAACAGCGCCAAGCAGCTAATCTTGCTAACCAGCAGATGCGCTATAACACCCAACAAGCTGCCGAACAATCTCGTCAGTTTGGTGCTGGGTACGGCCAGCAGATGAACGCCCAGCAACTTGCTGCGGCGCAACAACTTGGTGGGTTAGGGCAGAATTATCTAAACGCCCAACAAGGACTCTACGGATTCCAGAACCAGATTGGTGGGCAACAGCAACAGCAGCAACAGCAGATCCTTAACCAAGCTATTCAGGATTACTCTAACTCGCAACAGTACCCGCTGATGCAGTTGGGTACGATGTCCAATATGCTGCGTGGGCTGCCGATGCAAGCCGCTACCACCAATATGTATCAGGCTGCTCCTAATGCCATCACTCAGGGTATTGGTGCGATTGGTGCATATGGTGCGCTGAACAATGCTTTTGGTTCACCGTCTGGTGGGGCCAGACCATATAAAGAAGGCGGCGCTGTTGATGGCGGCATCATGGCTTACGATGTCGGTGGCCGCGTTGAAAACACGCTAGAAGATATGGGCGTGGATGAGTTGAAAAAGTACGCTAAAGAATCTTCTAGTCCATCCATCAAACGAATGGCCGCGCGGATGATTCAAGAAAAGTCGATGCCAGTTCCTCGCATGGCGCGCGGTGGCATCCTTGCGTTTGCTAAGTCTACTGATGAAAACAACCAAAGTTTGGTGGAATCAGATAGTGGAGTTATGAGTGAGCCTCCTTCTAGAGCCAGTATTTTAGAAGCCGCTAGAAGAAAAATCTCTGCCGCGATTGGGCAAAAGGCTCCACCTAAAATTGAGTTTGCTAGTGACCGCGCAGAGAATCCTCCTGCTCCTCCTGCTAGGCCCGCTGCTCCTACTTTACCGCCAAATTATGATTTTGATGCGGCGGAAAGGGGTGCTACCACAAGAAAAGCGGCTCCTCGTCCTATTGCCCCTGCTCCCGCCCCCGCCCCCGCCCCTGCTCCCGCTCCCACTCCCGCTACCGCCCCTGCTGGTATCGCTCAAGCTGCTGCCGCTACCGCTCCGGCTCCTCGTCCACCTGCTGGTCCACCTGCTGGTCCGGCTCTCGCTCCTACTGGTCCGGCTCCCGCTTCCGCTCCTACTGGTCCCGTCCCCGCTGGCCCTGCTCCTGCTGGTATTACTAGCGCACCTGATTATCCCGGTAGGCCAGATATACCAGACACCCCAGAACATACTGCCTACAGAGAACAAGCAGCGGCGGCTAACGCCAACGCAAATAAAACCGTGGCGCAGCATTTAGCAGATATAAAAGCCGAACAAGTAGCGGCTGGCCTTGATCCCGAAAACAGAGGGATGCAAGAGTATCGCAGCAAAATTATGGCTGAGCGTGCCAATATGGACGACGAAGCCAAACGCCAAAAGAATCTTCGCCTTGCCGAATTCTTTGCAAGCTGGGGTTCAACCCCCGGTGCTACTCTTGTAGCGGGGATGACTGCGCTTAAGAAAACCATTCCTACTCTGATCGAAGATGAGAAGGAACGCAAAAAGGCTATGCGTGAGGCCGATAAAATTATTTATGAACTTGAACAATCTGAGCGGCTTGAGAAAAAAGGCAATATTAATGCTGCCGCAGATAGAAAGCAAAATGCGGCTAAAATCGCGGAGCCGTTTAATTCAACTTTGGCGAAACTTGCCCAAGATAAAACCACTGCATCTATTACTGCTCAAGGAGATAAGGCAAGGTTTATGTCGCAAATTTTCGGCTCTCAACTTTCTGCCGAATCTAGTAGATATTCTGCGGACAAGAGTCTTGAAGGTACTACGTACGCGGCAAATGCTAATGTTCGGGCAGCGCAAATACGAGAACAATCTGCTCATGCGGATCGTGTAGCAAATCGGCAGACTGCTGACGAAAATAGACGCTTTGGGCAATACCAAGCTGCGGCTGAACAAGAGCGTCGAGCATTAAGTCGAATTGCAACTGAAGAAAACGGTGATCAATACAAAGCCGATGTTCGGCTGTTAGAGTCTGGGGCGAATTCTACTAACCCTACGATGATAGAGATGCGGAAGCAAGCTGAAGAGCGCGTCAATGCTCGAAAAAAAGAATGGAATACTATTAGAGATAATGCCAAAAGAGATACTGAGTTAGCATACAGTCGCCTTGAAATGCAAGGGGCGCCACCTAGAAATACTACGAATATTCCAGAAACTCCGCCCCAAGGTGCGGTCAGACTGAAGAGTAAATAATGCCTACATATGATGTTGACGTTGGTGGCTCTACGTATGAAGTAGACGCTCCCGATGAAAATACCGCGTGGAAATGGGCTAGATCAACTCATCTGCAACAAAATAAAGCCCCTAAACCAATAGCGACTACCCCTGCGCCAACCCCGGTCCCGGAACAACAGGGGCCGCGCGTCCTGCCGCCGGAAGATACCTCCAGTGATCTTTTCCGTGGGTTTACCAACTACGGTCCTCAGTTACAAGAAACTTTTGGTGGTTTTCAAGTTCTGACCGGACGCCTTGCTCAGAAAGTTGGTGCTGAAGAAACTGGAACCGGCTTGATTAAGCGCGGGGTTGAGAATCTGCAAAAAGCGGAAGCGAAAACCGTATCCAAGAAGACTGACGAATTTACCGAAGCCCTTAAAGAAGGGATCATTCCCCTGATTACTGACTGGCTCCCATATCAGATTGGTTCGGGTGCGGCTAACTTGGCCGAAACGCTTGGTGTAATGGCAGTCGGTGCGGGTGTTGGCGCGGCTACTGGCGCGGGCGTCGGTGCGCTCCCCGGTGCGATCTCTGGTGCGGTTGCTAAAAATTTGGTCAAAAAAGGCATCATTGAAGAAGCTAAAAAGCTAAGCAAAGATAAGGCCGAGGAATACATCCTCAAAGAAGCCAAAAAAGAACTCATTACTATGGGTAGCGTGGCTGGCATGGGGGGCCAAGCGGTCCTACATGGCGCTGGCGAAACTACAAGTCGGGCGGTGCAGGAAGCACAACGCAATAACCAGACCCCCGAAGACATCAATCTTGGACGCCTTGTCCCTGCCGCAATTGTTCATTCGGTTGCAGACTTCTTCGTTAACAAGATTGGGGTCGATGCACTCAAAGTTGGTGAGAAAGCTTCTAATTCATTAATTGCTGAAGTCGCTAAACGTATTGCCGTCACCGGTGGCAAAGAGATTCTCCCCGAAGAAATTCAGTCGGTGGCAGAGCGCTTTGGTGCAAACCTTTCGGTTGCTGATGCAGAAGCGCTAAAAGAGTACGTCAATACCGCCGCCGCTTCGTTTGGTATGGCGGTTGTCCCCGGTGGGGTCGGGGGAGCGCGAAACTACTTTAGCAATCAGTTCGCCAAAGCCGCTAAAGAACAGGCCGAAAGAGAAGCTGCGGATAAACTCAAGCAGCAACAAACGCAACAAACGGCTCCCCCTCCAGCCGCCCCCACAACGCCAGCCGACGCAGCGGCGCAAGCAGAACTCGATAGCCTGCTGAATCTTCAGAACGCACCGCCGCCCCCACCACCGGGGGCTGCTACAACTGCGCCGGGAACCCCGCCGCCACCACCTCCGGGAACCCCTGCTGGAGAAGCCGGAACCACGCCCCCTGCGGAAACCAAACCAAAACTTCAAAACGCGCCAATCCCTAGTAAAGTAGACATTGAGGCTGACCCAATTGCTACTGCAACGAAGTATCTTGAAGATTTGGCTTCAACTGGTGGTAGAGCAAACGCGTTGCCACTGAAGCAATTTACAAAACTTTTTGGGTTGACGGTCCAAAGTGGTGAAGGCTTTAACCAACGCGCGCTAGACGCAATTAAGCAACATCTTGCTCAACAAGGAGCACCCAATGCCCCTACAGGAACTGTCGAGACCCCAACTGGAACAAGCGCTGGCGTGGCTGGCGTCCCCGATACAGGAACCGCCACCGAAGTCGCTACCACCCCTGACACAAATGGAGTGGGCGGTACTGAACCAAGCACTACATCAACTGATGTCGGAGAAGGAACTGAATCCACTTCAGTAGGCCCGTACGCTCATCTATCTGAGGATCAAAGAGAAGAGTTATTTAACGCGCGCATGGGTTACTACAACGACGTAGCCTCTGGAGAAGTTTCACAGAAAGCGTTGGATAGAAGGCGGGCGCGGCTGAACGAACTTGAGACTCAGTTTGATGTTTTGCTTACCGAAGCAAGTGCGGGGCTTCCATCTATATCAGGCGGAACTGACCTTGGCGGCACAAACTTTGTCTGGCATGAAATCCCTGATGACCAGAACATAGCCGCTGAAGCTGCGAAGACTCCCAGCTATTCTATATTTAAACCGTTGGCTGGTTGGACGCAGGACTTTGCAAGGCAAGTTCGCATGGCGTTTGCTCGTCGCGTAGAAGAAAAAGAAACCGCTTCTGCCGAAGAAGAGCGTAAATCTAATTTAATTCTGTCAAATAAATTGACACTGGGGCCGTACTTTTCAAAAGGAAAAAACGCCAAAGAAACCCTTGCATCGGCTAAAACAAAATATGAAGAAGCGCGAGATATAGTTAATTCGTTAGCGGAAGAATCAAACGAAGACCGTACTTTGTTGGTTGAAGCGCGTCAGGCGGCCAAAGCCCAACTCCCGGTAGCGCGAAAAGAACATGACGCGTTCATGGATAAGTATGATGAGCAAGCCGAACCCATCGAAGCCGAAATCGCAAAAGCGGTACGGGAAAAAAATAACGACCGCGTTAATTTGCTGGGCAAACAACTTGCGGCATTACAGCAAGCCAAAGAAGCTGCTGATCAAGCACTCAGAGAAGCGCAAAACGCATACAGAGAAGCTGCGGTTGCCGTAGAGAAACACGACGAAGAGCATGGCGGGCAAGTTTTAATGTTGCCTGAATGGAACGATAAGGGTGATTTTGCCGCTCATTTAAAAGATGTTTACTACAGCAATGTGCGAGACATAGGTTCTATCCAAGAAAATCTACGCGCCGCTAGGATTTTGCAGCAACACTTGCGTACGCTTAGCTCTGAATATGGAAATACGGAAGGGCGCGCAGAAGAAATGCGCGTTGCCAACAATTACAACGAAAACCGCGATACTGCTAGTCGGGCGTTTGGAGTTTATTTCCCTAAATGGGCCGACCTGTCAGAAAAAGCCCGAGAGCTTTATTCTGATTACATCGTAAATCACTCTGGTCTACAGCAAGATTTGGCGTTTACAAAACTTGCTTCAAATATGGCCGCTGAAAAATACGGCAAAGACTCTAAAGAAGCCAAAAAAGTTGAGGCTGAAGTAAAGGCGCGACAAGAGCGCATTGCTGAAGAAGGTAAAAAGCAACAAAAGAAATTTCAAGAACAACGTGAAAAAATGCCGCCGCCTATTCCTCGGGTCAAAGACCATGAGAATGCTCGGGCGCAAAGGGCGTTGACTCAGCGTGCGCTCAAGGCTATCAAAGAAGGGAAGATCCAAGATCTCCTAGATGCCTTGCGTGATAAGGTAGTAAAGAACGAAACCCGCGACGGCAAACTGAACGCGGCGCTTGCCAACATATTGCATGGGCTAAATCTCAAAACCAAGATCCGAATGGTTGAGAGTTTGACCGGCAATAACGGTGCTCGTGCCGATGGCATGTACGATCCTGTAAAGGATGAGATTCTTATTGCTAGGTACGCGTTCTTTGAAGACACGGTGCTGCACGAAATCGTACACGCGGCGACCGTACAAGTCCTCAACAAGTTCAACAAGGGCGGTGCGGAAAGGGCTTCTTTGACGGAAGAACAACGGCAAGCTGTCCAGCAGTTGTACGACATCATGTACGAAACCAAGGACGTTCTTGGTGAAAAATTCCCTAATGCGTACGCAAACGTGTTTGAGTTTGTGTCTTACGGGATGACGGATCAGTCATTCAAGACTGCTCTTCAAAGTATTAAATCTCAGGGTGTTGCTGAAACAATCAACGCCGTTGCCGAAGCACAAAAGCTAGTTAGCGCAGCGCCACATAAAGTTTGGCGAGCAGCCAGAATTATCGATACCCTAATTCCAGTTAAAAACAAATGGTCTGAGTTTGTAAAAGCCGTTGCCAAAGCTGTAGGGTATACCGGCAAAGCTGCGCCGCCTCCGTTTTTGAAAGTCCTTGGTAAACAGTACCAACGGATGGAAGGTGGTGTGTACGGCGAAGAAGAGCGGATGAGTCTGCCTACTTCCGTGCAGCCTATCTTTGAAATCAACTATGTGATGGAGATTGCCAACGCGTTTGAAAGGATCATGTCGGTCCCAACCGGTGGCATCGAGTTGCAAGAGCAACTTCTTGCCCAACCACAACAGATCCAACAAACGCCACCACGTGCCGGACCACAGCCAAAGCAAGCGCCCCCACTGCGTACTATTGATCTTGATGATGACGCTGATTCAAACTACACGCGGTTTAGAGGAGAAAAAGTTCCGTTAACCACGGCGCTTAAAAATGCGTTTACTACCAAACAAGGGTTCGTAGCGCTAGCCACTAAGTTCGCAAACAACCGATATGCGGTCAAGGCGTGGGAGACTGCACGCGAGCGCGCCAAGTTAATTAATTTTAGCGGCCCAAATATCAACGCCATCTACACGTTGCTGACACTTGCGCCAGCGCGAGGTAGGTCTATATTTAATGAAGAGATTGCTCCAATCGCTGACGAACTTCGTGGCTCAATAGAAGAATACGCAAAAGCCATGAATACTGATGTGGACAAGGTGCTTGCCCGCTTGCACAAAATCATGGAGGTTCTGCACAACCCGGAACGTAGCATGGTGAAGTTCTTGTTGTCGGCTCCGCTTGCTAATGATGCTAACAACAAACCTTTCATAGTTAACGGCCAGCCAGATACGGCGGCTGGTGTACGTACAGCCATACTTAATCAGCTTAATAGAAGCCAGAGCATGACGCAGGCGCAGGCTCTTCAACTGCGGTCTACGTTAGAAAGCATCGTATTCCAGACCCAAGTGAATCCGTCTGGTCAAGTTGAGATCATGCGCGATGCGAACGGCAATCCGCTCGTTAATACAAACAACGTGGTGGCTACTGGAGAAAGCCCAGACGGTATGAAGGAGATTGATCCTTCCCATCAGACGTACAACATGACGAATCTTGATCCTGCAAGTATCAGTAGAGTCACTAGCCAATATCTCAACGACCCGCACAAGGCGTTGGTAGACAAGATCGTTGGCGATATGCGACGGCTCAATGAAAAGACTATTGAGCTAGACAAGCAGTCCAACTATTGGTCAAAGCCCGTCGATAATCGGAAGAACTTCTACAACTTCCAAAACTACATCTCGTTCAAAGGTAAAGACTCCCATACTGAAACTGATCAGATGTTAGATTTTGAAACCATGAAAACGGGTGGCAAAGAATACCAAGAGATCGAAAGACCAATGTCTGGCCGAACAACCGCTGGTGACAATCCGGTGCTTCATGCTATGGCATATGCCACACAAGCTGCGCTACGTGCTGGCCGTAAAGATGTGACGCTTGCAATTAAGAACGCGATTGAACAGAAACTAATTAATGGAAAAGTTGGCGCTAAAGTGCCGTTTGAAGATCGAGACAAAAAGGATTTTATTGACAGTCTTAACCGCGAACGCACCGTCTTCCATTTTAATGACGATGGTAGTCTTCAGGTTCTTGAGATCTCTGACCCAACACTACGTGAGTCGATTCGCCGTACGTTCGAGTCTTCAAACACTCTTGTTACCGCAGCTAACTGGCTGACCAGCAAAGTGGGCGCGATGCACACTCGGTATAACTTTAACTTTGCGCCGATGAACTTCACGCGCGATGCGTTGACTAACGCGGGTGCGATTGGTGCGGACATGGGTCCGAAGAAAGCTGCTGAATATTTAGGCGCAATGTCTGCCCTTGTAGCCAACGGTGGCTTGATGAAGGCGATGAAGGTCGCCATTCTGTACGACAAGACAGATGCTACAAGCCAACAAACTCTTAGAGGTCTGGCTAACTCTGACCCGTTCATTGCAAACATGGTTGAGTTCATCAAAGAGGGCGGCATGGTGTCGTACCTTCACGGGCTGACCATCAAGTCAAACTTTGAGCAACTCTACAAAGAGATCGGTCGGTCAGGGATCATCAAGAAAAAAGAACAGCTAGAGAAGTTCATCGATGTTTGGACGGACATGTTTGAATTGGCAAGCCGCTCTGCTGCATACAGTGTGGCTAAAGCTGACGCAACCGCTAATGGATATACTGGTGATGCAGCAAAAACAAAGGCTGCGGCGTACGCCAAAAACTTAGCCAACTTTGAGCAGGTCGGTGATTGGGGTAAAGCCCTAGGCTCCCTGTACATGTTCTTCCGCCCCTCTGCTACAGGTGCGTTGCGGGCCATCGAAGCAATTGCCCCGGCCTTCCGTACGGCAGATCGCGCTTTGTTGAGCCTAGAAGCAGAATTACCTAAAGATTACTTTACGCAAAACCCTAACGCCAAAGCTGAGTTTTTGGCTAACTACAATAAAAACCGTAAGAACGCTCAGATAATGACCGCTGGCTTGATGGGCCTTGGCGCGCTGGCATATACGATGGCGTTTATGTTCTCTGACGATGACGATGACTTGGGGCGCAATCCGGTCGGTACGGACAATATGCAGCAGTGGACTCGCTACGCGCGGTTCCATGTCCCCAAAGTTCTCAGCGAAGAGATTGGGCTGAAGAACCCACTGATACTCCAGATGCCGTGGGGCTTTGGGCTTGGAGCGTTCGCTGCGTCGGGCGCACAGTTGGCGGCAGCGGTTGGTGGTAAACAATCTTTTGGTGACGCACTAGCCAACATCTTCCTTCAGATCTCGTTGGACTCGTTTGTGCCGATTCCAATCTCGCGTATGCCAGCTACGGATATGCCGGGGGCGTTTGCTCTGGATTCGATTGCGCCTAGCGTACTACGCCCAGTGTTTGAGTTCGTCATCAATAAAAATGGTCTTGGACAAGAAATCTACAACGACCAGAACCGCCGCATGGGCGACGCCTACACGGGTGGCGATCACATCCCAGAGATCTACAAGTCTGCTGCGCGATGGATGGCGAACAATACTGTTGGCGACATCGACATCAGTCCCAACACCTTGTACTTCTTGGCTAATAGCTACTTAGATGGCGTTTCTAAATTCTTTGAAGTTGGTAACGACGCCTCGCTTCTGCTTAGTGGCAGCAAAGACTTCAAACCAAAAACCGATTTGCCGCTGTTCAGTTCGTTCTTTGGGTCACGCTCAAACGTAGACTCCCGCGAGTTCTCTGCGGTTGAAAAGAAGATTGAAGACATCGAAAAAAATATTAAGCAGTTTGATACAGATCCGTTGATGGCTGCAAAATACGATATCAAGCATCCGATGCACCGTGCTCTGGTAGACATGTACAACCATGACAAAAACCAAGAGTTACGGGACTTACGGCAGCAAGCTAAACAGATTCGGCTTAACACCGCGTTTGATCCAAAAGACCGTGATGCGATGATCAAGATTGTTAACCTGCAACAAAACTTGGTTAAGTACAGGTTGGTTCAGATCTACAAAGCCTACGGTGTAGAACCCTAATTTGTGCGCCAAGCACGGACACCCATGTGTCCGTCTTTGCTTGATGGGTAGACCTTAAACCGCATCCCTTCCCTTTTGGCTGCGGTTTCTATGGCGTATATCATTTGCGATGCGCGCAAGGTGGGGATAAAGAAACTATCCCCAACCCTCATTCCAATGAACGGGAAAACCCACTCAGGCTCCTTGATTAGATCCGGCGTCAAACCATTCCTCCGGGATCTGGGTCTTGAACCAATACAGGTGAGTCGGATCTACGCTGATTGAAGTTTTCCAACCCGTAGTCAGGCGACCCTTTTTGTCGTCAACCAAAATGTTCTGCGCCTTCATCTCAAACTCAAACTCGCGTGAGCTAATCTGCCGCTCGTTGAGGTACTTCTTGAAGTCAGTTTTGGAGACCTGCAAGAGACTCTGCTCGCTGACTATGCGCCCAACAATAGAGCCTCGTGGCTCCATCGTCACCTTGCCATCCTTAATGACTAGGATGTTGCCCATGTTCTTGTTGACGTAATCACCGATCACAGACGGGTAGTCAGTGCGGTTGATCTTGACCACGTTGTCACGAATCTCAATCATCGAACGGATGACCTCGTGGTAGATACGGTCGAGGTCTAGTTTAAAAATGTTTGCATTGTTGCCAACCGTACCCGCCGTGAAGACCGCCGCCACAAGGTTCTGGTAAAAACGGTACGTCGAGCTATCGCCAAAGTCTTTGAGGAACCGAGTGTTCCACTTGCTGATCTCTTCGATGATCCACGCATCACCTAACTTAAAAAGTTCTTTGATGAAAAGTGGTCCTGCAAACCCGTAGTTGTATGTGAAGGTATCAAAGATCTTTGCCCCCAAAGCAGCACCGCCCTCTTCTTCAAGTACGTCAGGTTTGTGAACTAGGAACTCAATCAATCGAGCCGCCTCTCCGTCAGGGTTTGCTTTGAACTGCTCAAACTTGCTGTAGATCGACTGGTTTGTGGTAAAGATAGCAATCAGCGATGCTGACATCTCGTGCTCACGCTCAGCGTTAACCGAACTCTGCATCCTGATCTTCGCCTTGCCGTGGGATATCTTATGCACCAACTGCGACGTTGGTTTGGCTTCGCGGTTCGACACCTCGTCCAATCCGAACGGCAGGTTCTTCAGCCCAAGGTAGCGCCCTGTCAATCCATTCTCTGTGGCGTCAAACACAGACAACTCTTTAGGGTTCCCAAACGCGCTCAAAGCTGCGTACAAAGCACCGGTCTTGCCACACCCCGACTTCCCTAAAAGGGACATTACGACGCCGGAAGTTGACGTATAGGGCATCAAAACCGTACCAAAACCAGCCATACCAGCGAACGCATGTAGTTCAAATTGTGGTCGATTTAGCTCGTCAAACGAACTGCGCCACCTCTCGTACGTACCTTGTGGTTTGAGATATTTAGCGATGCCTTTAACGAAAGGGGAGGAGGGCGCGTCCAAAGTTTCTCCGTTGTAGTTAATCTCCTTGTTGCCGATGACGAAGCTGCGCGTTGCCCAGTTTTCGCCTGTGATTTCCTCTGTCCATCCCATCTGCATACGCATGGTTTCAGCGGTGGTATTTGTCTGCATGTATTGGCCCCACTTCACAACGTAGTCCATTAAAAGTTTAGTGTTGAGCGTTGAGGCAAGTACACCGTTGTACGCCATCATTGCTTTGAAAGTTTCCTGCGCATACACGTGCTTCAAGGGGAGAAGAAACTCCCGCATCGAGTCTCGTGGCAGCACCAGCCGCATGAGTAAACACTCGCCATCGTGAGGACTCATCATCCTCCTGACCGGGAAGAACTCATGTGGCAAGACTAGGATTGGATCGTTTTGATGCTTAATGCCTTTTTTGTCTATGGTGGGTGCTGGTAAAAAGTAAATCCCTCCGTTATGGCCCCGAACAAACGGCATCAGGAATTCGGGGAAGTCTGGAATAGTTTTGGTATCCGGTTGCGTCCAAACTGATTCCGTCTGATCGGACGGTGGGGCAACTTTGAGTTCTCGTCCAAGGAGAATGGGACTTGCAATCTTCCCCCTGTGCTGACATCCATCACATCCGGCAGGGTATTGGCTGATAAACCATTCGCACTTTCGAGGGGCAGGAATAGGTTGAGCTTTTTGTTCTGTTTTAGCATGGTCATATTCCGGGTGGTCTTCTGACATCAAGTGGATAGCAGTCGCACCGTCCTCACAAAACTTGGCTATCGACAGTCCGGCAAACCATAAAGGCTCCTCTATGGTCGCGGCGTTCACCAGAATATTTTTTATCTGATTACAACCGTTACCCTCAATACTTTCTGCCGCTATTTTGCTGAAATTTTTGGTGAAGTTGTCCAGCTTCAGCATCTGAAGAGTGTCTTCATCCAACCCCTTCGACGCTACTTCAAGGACGGACGCTTCGGTCTTTAACGGTTCTTCACCAAAAAACTCTTTGAACTCCTGCCAGTCGTAGAGCGGAAACTCTTCGCTAACAAATGCCGTAGGAAGCGGGGGATTGAATTTATGGTTAAAAGTTTCTGGCGCTCTCATGATCCGTGAGGCGTCTGCCGTAACCACGGGGTCAATACTGATGTGCTCCATGCAGAGGGCTTTGAATCTCTCTGCAAATACTTTCCATTCATCAACCGGAATGTCCCGATCCATCAGCCAGTAAGCGTGTAGCCCACCACCTGAATCAACAACAATTGGATCGGGTAAACCCGTAGCGCCTATCAGCTTAAATATTGCTACGTGAGCGTCGCCTTTCTCACCGTACGCCTTGTTGTCGCCTACATCAAGATCAATAAAGAATGACTTAACGTATAAGCAATCAGCGGATTTCCTGCTGTAGCCATCAAAGGAGCCTAGGGCTACGAATACATTGAGATCTTTGCTCTTAAACTTTTCAATTTCTTCCAAAACACCGTCGAGTGTCTCTGCGTACCGGTTCTTGATGTTGCCGTGTAAATCAATCCCGCTAACACAATAGACACCCTGCGTGGGCAATGCTTTCTCGTAAAATTGTTTTAACATGTCTCGCAGAGTTGAAAAAAGCGAGGTCGCCCTCGCTTTGTTAGTACAACGGGGGTTGCCCCCCGTAACTATTTTCTTCCGTTAAGTTCTCTCCCTACTACTCTTTCGAGGTAAAGTTTTGCTTCTGAAACGCTCCTTGCAGGGAGTATTTCTTTAGCCGTGTCGCTTTCAATGATGTCCGTCAAAGTCTCAACCTTCAAGATGTTTTTCTCTCGAATTTGATTTCCGTGGAACCAATTGAAAATCGTCATCCGACTTACGTCAAGAGCATCAGCCACGTACTTGGCTGGCAGGTTAGCCTTGACGCAAGCCAGAGCCAAAGCAACCCCCGGTTTATGGGGGTTGTCCTTGAACAGCTTAATCAAAAAGGGTTCGCTGTACGTTCTAGACATTACTTCTTAGACCACTTTTTCACCACATCCGAGATATCCTTCTCAGGAACTTCAGCGGGTTTGGCAACCGGACGCTTCTGCGGCTCAGGCTCACCCTCGCCCTCGTCGGTCTGGAACACGTTCATTTTAATCGCAGCTTCAGCCGCCGCGCTCTTCGCCTGACGCGCAATAGTCTCCAACTCAACTTCAGGCACTGCACCGGCTGGCGAGAACAACACCTTCGGCGTTGGCGATTTAGTGTCAAACGCCATCTTGGTCACAATGCGCCCCGCCGATACGTTGTGCGACGCCAAGTGTTGTACGTACGGACGGAACGGGAACCTACCGTTATCTTCTTTCCCGAAGGTAGAAGTTGCTGGCAAGACAAGTTGCATCACATCCCCGGATGGATCGTTAGGCAACACCACTGCCGTGCGCCACGACAAGCGGCAAGCACTACCCAAACCGCCTTGGCCTGAACCCTTGACCGACATCTCGCACTCACTGCACTTCGATGCCATTGGGGTCTTGACCTCTGGGTCAGGGGTGTTGGAGTCGCTGGCCCAACATGTAGGGCTGATCTTCTGGCCTTCCTGATACCCCGACTGGTAGTACATACGGGACGCTTGGTGAGCCATCTTCACGAAGATCACATTCATATGCCGATCTTCAATCGCACCGATCTCTTTGCCGCCAGCCATTAGACGGAACACACCACCCTTGATAGAGATGCGTTTACTACGCGAAGCACCGCCGCCGCCCGATACGGCAAGGGTATCTTCATCCAGACCGGTCTGGACAAGTGCGGGGTTACTAGCGAGAAGAGTTACTAAATCGTTTGCCATGATAATCCTAACTGTGTTGACTAATTGGAGGGTTTACGAACAACGATGCCGAATTCCCTCATTACATTCACTCCGGGTGGTAAGCCATCACGCTCGTGCTCGGACATGAATTGCTTGAAGTTGCCCTGATGGATGCGGCGTTCCAACAGATCAACCGCGTCGTTATCCATGACGAACTTCTTGAAGTTATCCCAATCGTTCGTCGTGTAACGCTCATTAAGTTTCCTGATCACTGTGCCGCTGCCAGTACGGATGCTGCTTGCGTTGGTGTCGTTGCAGATGACCAG